CCGATACCCGGGAGGCGGACTTCATTGCATCGACCGCTGCCATCGACTCGCACGGCGAGATCGTTGAGCAGGTCTGGGACCTCGAACGGTACACGAAGAACCCCATCGTCCTTTACGGGCATGACCGATGGGACTTGCCAATCGGCAAGAGCACCAAGGTTGGCCTGGTGAATGAGCAGCTTGAGTGCACCATCCAGTTCGCGTCCAAGGAGATGAACGAGAAGGCCGAACAGGTCTGGCTCCAAGTCCAGGGCGGGTTCCTCCGAGCGGTCAGCGTCGGCTTTCGCCCAAACGAGGTGAGGCTTGAGGTCCGTGACGGTGAGGACGTTTGGGTCCTGTCCAAAAACGAACTGCTGGAGATCAGCGTCGTCCCGATTCCCTCGAATCCGGAGGCTCTGGCGAAGATGAAAGCCAAGGCGCGCGATGCGCTTCAGGCCACAACGGTCGCAACCGGCGACACGGAGAAATCAATGGAAGTCACCGAGCAGGCCGCGAAGGCCGAGCAAGAAGAGGCCGCTGCCGTCGCAGTGGTCGAGACCGTTACGCCCGCCGCAGAGCAAGCCACGGAACAGCCTGCCGAGAAGCAGGCCCCCGAGGCCGCGCACACTACCGCCGTCGAGTCGACGGACGACGTCGCGAGCAAGGCTGTTGCGGAGCGGGATGCCGCACTGAAGGCCGCCCAGGAAGCCCGCGCAGAGTTGGATGCGATTCGCGCCAAGGCGATTGCCAAAGAGGTGGATGACCTCGTGGGCAAGAAGTTCATGCCCGCCGCGAAGGACGCGTTCCTCGCCCTGGCCAACCTCTCCAAGAAGCACTTCGACGCCATCGTTGAACACCTTCCTCCGCTCAAGGTGCTGGACCAGGTGATTCCGCAGACGAACGACAAGGCCGTCGGCGCTGCTGACCTCGGTGAGTTGTTGCTCAAGGAGCAGGACGAAGACGCGCCGGCTCAGGGCGATCTCGGCTCGCTTCTGTAACCCGTTCGGCGCGCCGCAGGCCGCCACCAATCGAAACAAGTCAACCGGCGCGAATCCAGCCGACTGCATACGACGCAGTGGGAACGGGAGAGGTGCGTCCTGAAGAGGCAAACACATGGCTACTCGTCCCCATATCAAGAACCAAAACGCGCTCGTCCAGGCATTCGTCGTCCCCGCCACCAAGGCTGTCACGCTCGGTAAGCGGGTGAAGTTCAGCGGCGCGGACAACGCCGTCGAAGACTGCGGCGCCAACGAGGACGGCATCGGCATCGCGATGGAATCCGGCGTTGCCGGCGACACCGTTTCCATCTCCCTCGAAGGCTTCGCGGTTGTCGAGGTTCTCGTCGGCACCGGCGGCGCGACGCGCGGCGCATACGCCAAGTTCCTCGCCGACGGCTTCACCGACCAGGCGACCGCTGACGGTACCACCGTCCGATTCCTCGTTGGCAAGTTCATGCAGAGCGGCGTTGCGGGTGACCGCGTCGGTCTTCTGCTGGGCGCCACCTCACCGCACTCCACGTCCTAACGGACAGACAAGCGCTTTGAGGGCTCGCGCTCACCACCACTGAGCCCTCACCAACAACGCCACAAGACGTGTCTCGCAGGGTGCGGAACGCGACGGCGGCGCTCGACTTTTGACCAGAGGATTCAATGCAATTCGACACCAAGAACGACGTCGTCGCTCGCGCCAAGGCCCTCATTGCGGACCCCCGCAACAAGGAGCTTGTGCTCCGCGCCAATGAGGCGCTCGTTCGCTGCAAGGGCGTCGCCGGCTCCCTGCACAACGACACCACCCTCACCAACCTGTCCATCCAGTACAAGAACCCATCCCTCATCGGCCTCCAGCTGATGCCGGTGGTGAAGGTGGACAAGCTCTCGAACAAGTTCGCCAAGTACTCCCAGCGCGACCGTCTGGCGGTGCCCTCGGACGAGGTGACCAACCGCTCCGTCCCCAACGAGGTCAGCGAGAACCGCTCGTTCGACAACTACAGCTGCAAGCAGTACGCGCTGCTGAACTACATCGACGAGATGGAACTTCAGAACCAGGACGCGCCGCTCAACGAGATGGTTGACCTGATGGCTGCGGTGAACGACGCGCTGGCCTTGGCTGAGGAGCAACGCATCGCGACCATCCTCACCACGGCCGCGAACTTCCCCACCGCGAACAAGGTCACCCTGTCCGGCACGGACCGCTGGTCCATCACCGGTGCGGAAGGCAGCACCAGCGACCCCATCCGCGACATCCAGGTTGCCAACCGTGCGGTGTGGAGTGGCTTCGGCAACACCAAGCGCATCGGCTACTGCTCCGGCTCGGTGTTCGATGTGCTCAAGCGGCACTCGAAGATCTCCGACCGCTTCAAGTACGTGCAGAGCGGTCTCCCGCTGCGCACGCAGATCGCGCAGATGCTGGAGCTTGACGACATCCTCGTCGGCGACGCGTGGAACGACACGGCCAACATCGGCCAGGCGCAGAGCAACGCCCGCATCTGGGGCGCCTACTTCGGAGTGGTCTCGGTGGCATCGTCCCCGAGCACCCGCAGCGCGCACTTCGGCTCCACATTCCGCATGGGCGACAAGGTCTCGAACCAGTGGTTCGACCCGAAGATCGGCATGGCCGGCGGCTACTACGCCAAGGTCGGTATGGCGGAGGATCACAAGATCGTCGCCAGTGATGCCGGGTACCTCATCTCCGCCACGGTGGCCTAATGGCATCGCCGAAGAAGGAAGCGCCTCCTGAGGGAGAGCAGCCCAAGGAACAGACCCCGGTCGAGGCACCGAAGAAGGTGTACTTGGTCAGGCTCGGTGTTGGAGCAGTCCAGCACAACGCAGGCCACTTCAAGGAGGGCGAGCCCGTTCCTGAAGAGCTTGTGGCAGAGCTTGCGGATCTGGTCGAAGAAGCGTGACACAACGGTGAGGCCTTACGGGGCCTCACTCTAACCCCCACGGTGTCGAGGCCTTCGGGTCGCCACGCCGTGGTTCTTTCGCACGATGTCATTGCGGGACAGAGCCGCATGCCTCCTTTAGAGGGCGGCCGCCTATAAGCGAAAGCGAAGGGCGTCATCCGGTGGTGCAACTCCACCATCGTGCACCGGGGCAGCAGTTGGGCCCCACATACGCTCATCCGGCACGACCGGAAAGAGTAACGGCGTCATCCGCAAGGGTGGCGCCAGCATGGGGCAGCAAGCCGCAAGGCGCGGCTCCCGATTCCAAATCGGGGAGAGCTTGGTTCGATCCCAAGGCGTCCCGCCAATCAACCGCCAGCGAGGCAAGACCATGACCGTCGCGACCTACTTCTTCACCGACGCAGAGCTTGCCCAGCGCATCGGCAAAGACGCGGTGCGCGCGTTGTTCGACGACAATCAGGACGGTGTTGCAGACACCGACAACCTGACTGCCATCAAGCGCGACGCGACGGCATGCGTTGCAGGCTACATGCGCGGCATCTACGCGCTTCCGCTGGAAGAGCCGGTGTCGAACGAGGTCAAGCGCCTCGCCCTCGATGTCGCCGTTGCCTACGCGGCAGAGCGGCACCCCGAGTACGTTCGTCGAGATTGGCGCGCAGCTTGGGAGAAGGTGCGGCAAGAGCTTTGCGATGTCCGCAACGGCAAGACCCGCCTCGACATCTCCCCGAGCACCAACCCCGCAATCGCGCCGTCCAACGTCGGCGGTTCGGTTGGGACGGTAGTCTCCTCCGAGCAAGCCAACGGGAAGTCCGCCACCGCGGCACCAGAGGCTGGTTCGTTCTGGGGTGAGATGGGCGACTTCTAGTCGTGACCATCAGCATCGAGTTCGAGGGCATCGAGGAGTTCCGCCGCAACTGCCAAGAGGCAGCCAAGGAACTCGATGCAGGTCTCTACTCCGCGGTGAAGGAAGCCGCGGAAGCGGGCGCACTCGAAGCGCGCACCAACCACCCGTACACCAACCGTACAGGGATGCTCGAAGCGAACACCGTCGCGCTGATGCTGCGGCAGGGGTTCGCAAACTACGAGGGAGAGATCTTCGCGAACCGCGAATACGCCTCCTACGTCAACGATGGGACGAGCCGTTCGAGGCCATACCCCTTCATGCCCCAGGCAGAGGCGAAAGCCCGCCAGGTGTTCGACTTCATCACCGGGAGCACCGTTGCAAGGGTCCTGGCCATCCTGAACCGCTGAGCCCATGCCCAACCTCCTAGGACCTCTCGCACTGCCGATCCCGGCAACGGAGCAGGAGGATAGCGCGGGCGATCCGCTCCTTGACTTGCTTGGCGAGTTCCTGACAGCGGCCATCAACGAAGAGTGCACGAACGCATGGCGCGAGCTGTCGAAGGACAGCACGGAAGCCGTCAATGCAGTCTTCACCTTCGACCCGAAGCAGCGCGGCGTTGAGTCCAAGAAGTTCCCGGCGCTGTTCATCTGGCGCACGGAGGACGGCGTAGACCGGCAGGTCGGTGATCTGCACATCTCCACCAACACAATCCAGATCCTCTGGGTGATGCCGGGACACTCAGGGCGGCCCCAGGTGACACGCAGAGACCCGTTCTGGCATGGGGTGATGTCTGCGGCACGGCTCGCGCTCACAAGCGACAGGCACCCCGCCTGGACGCACGTAGACGACGACACCGAAGGCGGCGCCTTCTACGGCTCCTGCTTCTCCAAGTGGGCCAACCTCTACTCAGAGCCCAAGGTCGGCAGGGCCAAGCCAGAGAAGTTGTCCGTCGAGTTCGTCGGCAGCAAGGACATGGTCCCCGAATACGTCGGCGCCTCACTGATGCTGATGGTGGATGAGACCGCGACCGGCACCGGTGCACCGGCACTGCCCTTCAACGGCGGCATCACCGGCACCATCGTCACGGGAGAAGACCAGGGGCATACCCACCTTGCATTCGAGCTTGGTGTGAAGGTCTTCGCTCTGTCCGCTTCGACTGGCGACATTGCCGGCGGAGAGACCTTGACCATCATCGGCAACGGATTCGCCGAAGGCTGCACTGTCCTGTTCGGGACGGTGGCCGCGGCATCGGTCGAGTTCGACTCCGAGACAGAGCTGACCGTCGTCACGCCTGCCCATGCGGCGGGCTTGGTTGACGTGACGGTGACGAACCCATCCGGCGAGCTTGGCGTCCTTGGGGGCGCGTTCACCTTCGCCTGAACAACACATCTGCCTCGCATCCGGCGAGCACTGGAGACTCCTGAATGCAGCGCACCATCAGCGTCATTGCGAACCCGTTCCACTTCATTGACGCCAACAACCGCCCCGCAGGCGTTGTCCCGGTGCCAGGTTTCCCAGGCCGCTACATCGGCGCCTTCCTCGACCACGAGGCCACCAGCAAGACGCGCTCAGAAGAGAAGATGGCCCGCCGGGGCGGGAAATCTGTCTTCGGCTACTTCGCCGACGCAGATGGCAAGCTGAAGCCGCAGAAGCTACCGGGGGACACTGGCTTCCTCGCTGGCATCTCCGCATCGATTCATGACGGCGCCATCCTCGCCGCAGACCTTGAGACCGCCTCGATGGTTGGCCTCAGCGCTCAGGCGTTCAAGGACCCCTACGAGCAACTGAAGGTTGAGCGCGACGCAGCTGTCGCCCGTCTGGAAGCAGAGGGCCGCAAGCCTGGTGCTTGGGCGACGGATGACAAGTTCTTCGCTCCACCGCAGGAGCCAACGCCAGAGGCGCAAGCCCAGGCAGAGCAACCCAAGGCCGAGGCAGAGCCGGAGCCCAAACAACCGCAGCGCGAGAAGAGCGCTGAGAAAGACAGCGCACAATGAGTGGACCGTTCGATACGGGCGTCTCCGCCTCGTACAAGGTTCCCGGGTTCTTCGGGAAGATCATCTTCGGCGCGGGCACTGTCAGTGCGGGCGCTGTTCGGCTTGTCTGTCTCCTGGTCGGCATGAAGACCAGCGCTGGAAGCCTCACGGTGGACAGTCAGATCGCCGACTGCACCAGCCAGGAAGAGGCAGACTCCTACGCGGGCGCCGGCTCGCAACTGGCGCGCATGGCGTACTCCGCGCTTCAGGTGCCGACGGTCAAGCTCAAGATGGCAGCCGTCACCGAGCCCGGCGGCGGCAGCGCTGCAACCGTCACCATCGTCCTCACTGGCACCATCACCGCGGCTGGTGAGACCCACATCCGCATCGCAGGCAAGAGCTACAAGACGGCCTTCCTCGCGACCGACACCCTGGACACCATCGGCGCAGCGGTCGTCGCCAAGATTTCCTCGGACACCCGCTGCCCGTTCTCGGCGGCCTACAACAGCAGCACCGACACCATCACCCTGACGTGCCGAAACAAGGGCACGCAGGGGCGAGACTGGATCGTCTACTGGGTGACCGATGACATCGCTGCATCCGGCCTCATCGGCACGATTGCCGGCAGCTCTACCGTCAACACTGGCGGTGTTCGAGCCGGCGCAGCATCGTCCGGCACCGGTTCAGAGGACGTTACCTCGCTCCTCACCAAGCTCCTGACGAACCGCTACGCTCGCGTCGCTGTCGGTCACAACGACACCACGAACGCTGCGCTCTGGGAGGCCCACGTCAACGCCAAGGCGCTTGCCACCACGATGCTGTACGACCAACTGGTCTTCGGCTTCAACGGCACCTACGCCAACGCCATCAGCCTCGCAGCCACGACCCTCAACGCGCACCGCGCGCAAGTCGTTTGGCATCGCAACAGCGAAAGCCACCCCTGCGAGATCGCGGCCTACGTGGCAGCGAAGCGCTCGGTGGTGGAGCAGGCGACTTGGGTGCCGGACTACGACGGCCTGGAACTCACCCCCATCGCGCCTCAGGCGTTCGATGCGGACAAGCCCACGCCGGCCGAGCAAGACGCCGCCCTCAACAACGGCGTCACACCCTGCACCACGGTCAACGGCGTTGCGGTCTGCGTCCGCGCCATCACCACGTACTGCCTGAACGGCACTGCGCAGGACGAGCGCTGCCTCGACATCGGCGATGCGGTCTGCCCGGACCAGGCGATGATCGATCTGCAACTCTTCTGGTCCACGGAGTTCCGTCCGGCCAATCCCTACGTCGGTCCCGACCCGGCGGAGGGAGACCCCGAGCCCCCCAGCGGCGTTGCCTTCCCCAAGCTCTGGAACGGCAAGGTCGTTCAGAAGCTGGAGGAGTGGGGCCGCGCCGGATGGATGAAGTTCCCGCCGACCGGCATCTGGGCGCCGACGTCGACCTTCGTTGAAGCCTCCGAGGCCATTGCGACGGTCATCCCTCTCCCCGTTCGACGCCTGCAACACCGCACCGACCAGGTGATGCGCCAGACCGCGAGCTGAGAGGCGCGCGCAACCATCAACCCCGCCCTGCTGGCATGAGTCGGCAGGGCGGTCCTGTTTTTCGCGCGGTCTCTTTCCGCGCCCGAAAGGACCACGCCAATGGCAGCCCCCCGGATTCGCTCGCTCGCCTTCTACTACAAGGGCAAGAAGGCCGTCACCGTCAACAAGTTCTCCATCAAGTACAACCTCAACCGCTCGGCGCAGTTCGGGCATGACGAGTACCTCGCCCACGCCGAAGGCATCGGCATGGTGCAGATCACATGCACCGAAGTCGTCACCGTCTCCGGCTCCACCACGGTCGACGACCTGGAGAACATCCTGCTGAAGGGCGGCCGAGTGAAGTGCTCCGCCATCATCGGCGGTCGCTTCCAAGAGTTCGAGCTGACGGTGACCGACCTGAACTACGAGTCTGACTCGCAGGCTGGTACGGCCACCGGCAACATCACCCTCGAAGGCGCGCTGCCCGCTGGCGTGTCCGGCTAATGGCTACGCTGAAGCAAGTGTCCGAGCGCTTCGCCCACCTTCAGGGCGGAAAGCGGCAACGCTTCACCGTAGAGCTTCCGCTGGATGCTGTTTACGACGAAGAGAAGGCCGTCTACACGGGCCAGACCATCAAGGTAGACGTTACCCCGCTGGACATGCAGGAGGAGATCCTGGTGCTCGCGGGGGCCCGGCAATTCGCGGCAGACAACGGTGGCAAGGAAGACGACCCTGGCGACCCCATCTACGAGAAGGGGGCAAGGCTCAATACTTTGCTTCTGGCGTGCGTCGACCACGAGAGCCCGAAGGATGCACCGGTTCCGTTCTTCTCTTCGGTCTCCGAGATACTCCAGCAGAAGCTCCTGTCACCCGACCACCTAGCCATTCTGCACGAAGCGCAGATGACGCATCAGGACCAATGCTCCCCCCGCAAGCTGGATATTCCGGCTAGCCAGTACATCGCGACAGTGGTGCACATGGCGGGAGGGAACCTCCCTTTTTTTCTCAGGCTGCGGCCAGGCATGCAGTGGAGCTTGGTGCATACTATGGCCAAGCAGCTTCTAGACTCACAAGCGCTCAAGTCGCTCTATTCCTTGCCCTCCGACACGACGACGCCGGATACGAGCGAGCCTTCGGTGAGTGAGTGAGCACGTTCTCCCAACTGGCCAAGGAGGTCATGGAGCCGCCGATGACCATCACTGTCCCAAAGAACGTCTGGGCTCACACGTGGGAAGAGCGACCGAAGACGGACCTCCTCGCCGGGATGCGACTCATCTCGGACGCTGAGGTTCAGGCCGGACAACATCTCGCCCGCAAGTTCGCTACGGATCTTCACCCTGGCGACACGATGCGGGACCGAGAGCTTTGGGTGATGGCCTACGAGGACGCACTCATCCGCCACGTAGCCGCACGCTCACTATGCGACCCGCACAACGTTGATGAGCCGTTTCGGGCAATCGCCCCGGCGCCTGAGGACATCATGGCGTCGAAGGACTATGTGCAGCCGGATGGCGTTCGATTCCTGTTCGACGCATACGAGCGCCTGCGCATCGAGTTGGACCCGACGCAGCCACTGCTTGAAGACGGGCAGTTGATGGACCTGGTCGATGCGTTCGACCTTCACATCGACGAACTGTCACCGACGAAGGCCGGACGCATTCGAAGGCTCCTCTCCTACTGCCTCTCCGAACTGACAGAGCAAACCAATGGCTGAGATTCGCATCAAGATCGGCGCGTCGGTAGACCGCGGTCTTGAGAACGCGTTCCGGCCCCTGGAAGAGTCAGCAAAGCGCGCGAAGCGAACGCTCCGTACTGAGTTTGACGCGAGCGCCAAAGAGCAACTGAAGGCCCAACAGAAGGCCGACAGGGAGATGGCCAAGTCCGCGCGAGACGCGGCGCGAGAGCAGGCCAAGGCGGCCAGGGAAGCGGCAGCCCAGAAGACCAAGGCGGAGCGGGACGCAGCGAAGGAAGCCGCAAGGCTGGACCGTGAGCGAGTCCGCACGGCAGAGCGGGCAGAGCGAGACATCGTTCGGGCCAAGGAGAAGGCCGAGCGCGAGAAGGCTGAACTCACTAAGAAGGCCCAGCGCGAGGAAGAGCGCGCGCAAAGGGATGCTGTCCGCGCCGCAGAGAAGGCCGCGAAGGACCAAGCACGAGCCATCGCCAGGCAGCAACGGGAGCAGATTCGCGCGACTCATCAGGCGGAGCGCGACCATCGTAGACAGTCCCGCGCAGACCACTACGACCGGATGCTTGCGTCTCGCAACGTCGGCCGCACCGTCGACAACATCGTCACTCCTGCCGCTCGCCTCGGGGGCAAGGGACTATCCTTTGCAAAGGGGGTCTTGAGCGACGTTGCCCAGGGCGCGGGCGCAGACTTCTCGCTGGCATCTCACGTCCAGAAGAACGTGAGCTTGGAGAAGAACGCAACAGACCTCACCAACGCCGGCTACATGCCAGGGGAAAAGGGACAGGCCGGTATACGGCAAGACCCGCAAGCCCTCATCAGGGATGTCCGCAAGGCCGCTGATGCCACTGCCACCGATGCCAACGTGGCCATGGAAGGCCTTCAGAAGTTCGTCGCCAAGACAGGCGACCTTCAGACCGGACGCGAAATCATCCAAGACTTGGCGAAGTACTCTCGCGCAACGGGCGCTGAGTTGGATGACATGGCCGACGCTGCCGGCGACGTTGCGAGCGCTCTAGGCGAAACGGACAACAAGGGTGAGAAGGTCAAGGCCGTCATGAAGGCCATCGCTGCCCAAGGCAAAGTGGGCGCGGTCGAGATCAAGGACCTCGCCACTCAGATGGCGAAGATCGGCGCATCAGCAACTCAGTTCACCGGTGACGGTGCTGAGAACGTTGCGAAGATGGCTGCCATCTCCCAGGCCGCTCGCCAGAAGGGCGGTGCCGCAAGCGCCACCCAGGCCGCGCAGTCGACCATGGGCTTCATGGCGACGTTCTCCAAAGCAGCCAGGCAGAACCAGTTCAAGGCGTACGGGGTCAACATCCGCGCTGCTGACGGCAAGGTTGCGGACCCAAAACAGATCATCATGGATTCGATTGCCGCGGCGGCTTCAGAGAAGCACGGCGGCATGGCCAACTTCGACAAGAACATGGGCAAGATGTTCATGGACTCTTCGTCGAAGCGAGCGACGCGCGGGTTCGAGGCGGTCTACAAGGACACCAAGGGAACGCACGAGCAGAAGATGGAAGCGGTGTCGAAGTACTTCGACAAGCTGGCCAATGCGACCATGAGCGAGACGGAGGTGATGGAATCATTCACCCGCTCGATGTCGACGACCGAAGCGCAAGCCCAGTTGGTCAACAACCAACTGTCCGCTGCTGCCCAAGAGTTGCAGAACAGCCTCCGACCAGCGATGGCCGGAATGGCCCCAGTGATGATTCAGGGGACGAAGGCCGTCACCGACTGGATCGGGATGCTGACAGGCATCAAGGCCCAGATGTCGCAGGCGGCCGGTTACCGTACGTCGAACGAGTCCGGCAACGCGCGCCGACTTCTTGAAGGCGACACGTCCAATGGTGTTGTTGGGCAAAACTACGATGTAGCCGTCAGCAAGCAGAAGGCGCTACAGGACGCAATCGCGGCCAAGGAAACCGAGCACAAGAAGAACATCCTCCAGGACGAGGGCAAGCGGAAGCTCAGCCTCGCAAACCCAATGGGTGATGTTGGCGCGGCACTGTTCGACAAGTTCACTGGTCGCACTGAAGCGCGAAAGAAGAACCTCGACACGGAGCGCGAGGACCTTCGCCTGATGCGCGAAGAGAACGACAAGATGACGAAAGCCCTCGAAGGCGTTCGCCGCGGTCTCCTCGAAGGGACGCTGAAGGTGGAGGTTGTGAACCAGCCGACGCCAGGACCTCCGGGCGCACCAACTAGCGGACGTTCGACGCAGACGCAGACCACACCATGAGCCGAGTATTCACCGTTCACCGGAAGGCTGGCTTCTTCGGCCGAGTCTTCCCGGTGACCGATTGCGTGATCACTGGCGGCATCCGCCACCACGTACACGAATACCCGCACACCCCAGGCGGCGACACCGAGCCGATGGGGCGCAAGCTCTACACGATTCGGATGCGGGCATTCTTCGGAAGCGTCCCAGGCTCCAAGCTCAACCGGGACTACCCGGACCTCTACCCGACGACGTTGCAGATCCTGCGAGCGGCGTTCGAGGAGGAGAAGGTCGCCGACCTGCTCATCCCAACGGTGGGCACCATCAAGGCGCGCGCTGTTGGCTGGACGCAAACGATGTCGTCGGGGAACCTCTCCGGCGAGACGATGGAACTGGAGTTCCTCGAAGAGTACGAGAACCAGTACCTCGACAACTCCGGGTCGGTAGACATCAACATCGACGTCGACGCGGCGAACGATGCGCTCCAAACGGCAGCGGCGGCCAAGCTGGCTGACCTCGACACCGGCGAGTTCGGCAATCCAGACCCGCGCATCGAGAAGGCAACCAGCCTCTTCCAGTCGCTCAACGATGCGGTAGGTGCAGTGCTCGCCATCCGTGACACGGTGGACGTTGCGGCGCGGCTCATCGAGTCCAAGCTGCTGAAGGTCGCTGACTTGTGCCGCGAGGTCGACAGGACACTCGGGACACTGCAAGGCGCGGACTTCGTCCGGGTGATGCAGGCGAACCGTGACCTCTGGCAGAGCGTCAACGAGACCATCGAGAACGTCACCAAGAAGCCGAGCCCGCTCCAGTACTACGAGACGCCGAAGCTGATGGGCGTCAACGAGGTTGCCATCGCACTGTCCAAGTACGGTGTGAAGCCGGTGGACCTGCTCTCGCTCAACGGCTTCGAGGATGCGTTTGCCATCCCTCCCGGCTACCGCGTCAAGTACCTGAACCTCGCAGCCTGACCCATGGCCAACATCGGCAAAGACGGCGAGCTGGACGACCGCGTCCGACTGAAGCTTGGGGGCGTCGAGACCAAGACCTTCGAGTCCTACTCGGTCAGCACGGCAGTACTGACGCAACCGTCGGCATTCTCCGCCCGGCTCGGCTCGTCCGAAGTCGCGGCCAAGTTCTTCCAGAAGTACCCGCCGCGGACCTCGTTCCAGTTGATGATCGGCGACCTCGCCCAGTTCACTGGCGAGACCGACGGGTTCCAGGGCACTGGCAGCGCCACGTCTACCAGCATCACCCTGAAGGGCAGGGACCTCCTTGCTCGCTTGCATGATGCAGACGTCACCGCAGACACCCCGTATGCAGAGGTGACCTACGAGGACATGGTCAAGGCGGCCATGAAGGAGGTCGGTCTTGGGGATCGCCTTCTCATCGTTGGCAATGCCGTCTCGCGCGAAGCGAAGGTTGGCCGCAAGATCAGCGGCACCGAGCCGCAGGTCAGTAGCTTGGTGACGCAGACCGTCGGTGCAGGCGGACTCGTCCGGCAAAGCGTCCGCGCGAAGATGGGCGAGACGTGGCTGAACTTCTGCCTTCGGCACCTCGAAAGCGTCGGTCTGTTCCTTTGGACAGACTTCGAGGGGAACCTCGTTCTATCCAAGCCCAACCCGAACCAGAAGCCCTCCTATCGGTTCATCCGCGAGGTGGGCAGCCGCACCAACCGCGTCAACATCACCGACTGGTCATTCAACAACGACACCACCCACCGCTTCAGCGAGATCGTCACGTGGGGCAGGGCGCCCGGTAGGGGCAAGGGACGCGGCAAGATCAAGGGCGACCTCGACGACGCCGAGATGATTGAGTGGGGCTACGACCGCCCCAAGGTCTTCCACGACAGCGACATCACCAACGGGCAGAGCGCGATTGCGCTAGCCAAGCGGCGAATGGGCGAGGCCAACCGCGCCGGCTGGCAACTGACCTACACCTTCCAAGGTCACACGGTCCCATCGATTGACGGGCGCAGCCGAGTGGTTGTTGCTCCCGACACGGTCGCCCAGGTGCAGGACGATGAACTCGGCATCAACGAGCCGCTCTACATCGAGAGCGTTGAGTACCACTGCCCGCCGACGCAGACGGTAGTAACGATGATGCGGCTCAAAGACGTTGTCTTCTGATGGACCAACTATCCTTTCACTTCGGCGTAGCCACTGGCTCCGAGTACGACGAAGACAATCACCTCGGCATCCAGATTGACCACTTCGGCGAGGCCGGCAGTGTTCCCGCCGAGATGGTGATGCCCTTCGGCCTTCTGGCTCGTCCGCTCGACCCCGAGGTTGACGGAGACGCCTCCCCGCAAGAGGGCTGCACCCTCATGTGGAACGAGGAAGGATCGCGCACCAACGCGATGCCCCTCTCGGACAACCGCGTAACGAAGCTCCTGCCCAAGCTCCGCAAGGGCGGGTCAATGCTCTACTGCGGGGCCGGCAACTACGCGCTGTTCGACGGCAAGGACCCGACGGACGAAACCAAGCGCGCCGGCTCCTATTACGTTGGCGTGAAGTACGGAGCCAAGAGTCACCTGCTCGGTATGGTGACGAGGGAGAGCGGGCAGGAGTTCGTCACCCTGGTACATGGCGAAGGTCATGGCCTGATGCTCACGGCGAGTGGCAGCGCCATCCTGAAGAACAAGAGCGGCAACGCGTACCTCGAAGCTTCGGACGATGGCATCAACATCGCTGGCAACGTCTCGCTCGTTGGGACATTCCAGGCTGGAGACCCGGCAACGGCTGGTTCACTTGTGCTTGCATCACAACTGCTTTCGCTGATGCAGGCCATGGAGGCCAAGCTGATTGCTGGCATCGCGCTAGCGTCTGCAACGTTCGCGGGTGGTGTGGTCATCCCGCCAAGCATCAACGCTGGACTCGTCGCGAGCATCGGCACGAAGCAGATCAAGGCGACATGAGTTGCGGGTACCCGACGCTGCAACTCTCGTTGCCAGGCATCGACATCCCGGCAGTCAGAATACCGGGAGTGCCAACGCTTCCGGGGTTCGACGTCGACCTAGATGCGACACTGCCAACGCCAACAGCGCAACTCTCGCTCCCTGGCATCGACATCCCCGCTGTACGTATCCCCAAGGTCCCAACAATCCCTGGGCTGGATGTTGACTTGGACCCAAGCCTTCCGTTCCCAACGGCGCAACTCTCGTTGCCGGGCGTCGGTATCGGCGCCCCACGAATCCCATCACTCCCGACCCTTCCAACTCTCCCTTGCCCCTTCGACGAATGAACCATGGGAGCCGGTAGCACTTCAGCAGGGTCGACCCCCGCAGGTCTCGACACCGTCGTATCAATCGGGCGAGTCGAGTTGCCGGCGCTCAAGTCGCCGCTCTACGACCCTGCCATTCGCGGCTTTGCGATGCAGAGCGCGGGTGACTACCCCATCCAGGTTCATCCCGTCATCGAACGGGCATCGATGCTCATCGGCATGAGGCGAGGGGCGAGCCCTTCAAGCCAAGACGTTGGCTTGCGCTTGGAGGAGATCCGCAAGGCTTCAGACGAAGACGTCCAGAACGTTGCGGCGGATGAGGTCAACATCGCCCTCAAGCCGTTGCTGGACGCGCGAGACATCAAGGTGGTTGCGGTCGAAGTGATCCGCGATCTCTGGGGAACACGCGCAGCGATGGTTGTGACAGTCGCAAACCTTCGGGAGCCAGGTGCCCCATCAGTCCCCATCCGCAGGGCGTTCTAACAAATGAGCACTGACGATCTTCCGAGTGAGTTCTTCGTCCCGTCTCGGGATGAGATCGCGCTCCAGTACCAGCGGGACTACAAGTTCCACCAGCCGACCGCCGTTGTCGGTGCTGGCACCGCCGCCGCTGCCCGAGGCAACGCACTCGCGGATACCCTGCTCCCGCTGTACGCGGATGCCAAGGCCGTTGCGCAAGACGCGAAGCTTGCGGACATGACCGAGGCCGGGCTGAACAAGGAGGCCACCGCTATCGGCATTGCGACGCGGTTGCCGCCGTCGGCTGCCACTGGCTACGTGACCATCACCGCATCGACCGGCGGTGGGACCATCCAAGCCGGCGACGAACTGCGGGACCCCAAGACGCAGATCCGTGCCCGCGTGCTGCGGACGGACCTCTACACGCAAGGCTCGTCCTGCGCCATTGAGACAATCGACACCGGCCCGACGGCGAACCTCGCCGAAGGCACCCGGATGACGTGGGTGACGCAGCGGCCGGGCATTGGCTCCACCGCAACCGTCGCAGGGCAGAACGGTGCCGGCCTCGAAGGCGGTAGGGACCAAGAGACGCTGGACGAGATGCGGGCTCGCATCGCTGACGCCAAGGCCAACCCGGCCAGCGCCGGCAACGATGCGGAGATTCGGAAGGTCGTCCGCGAGACCCCGAACGTTCCCGTTCAGGAAGTCTTCACCTACGCATGCAGCGATGGCCCAGGGACGACCGCCTACGCGTTCACCCTTCGCCCCGCTACTGCCGGAGGGTCGCGCGCCCCAAGCTCTGCACAAGTCGGCCTGACGCTGGCAAACGTCATCGGAGAGCTACCCAAGGATGACGGCATCATTGCGTGCCTGACGGTTGAGGAGCCGACGTACACCGAGCTTGCCGTTCGGTGGGTTGCCGATGCGCCCGGATGGGCAGACATCTCCCCATGGCCCAGCTCCGTAACGCTCGTCCTGTCGGCGGGCCTCACGGATGCCTACAACTTCAGCGTCAGCACCGAGCCGAAGGTTGGGGCGACGTTCGCGCTCTACAACCCGGACACTGGCAAGTTCTCTCGCAAGAAGGTCCTGTCCTACAGCCCGGTGATGGGCGGATATGCCGTTGTCTGCGACCAGACCAATGGCGCGAGTGACGCATACCTGCCTGTCGCACTGCAAGCGGTCTCCCCTTGGAGTGACTCACTGGACCTGCTGTTGCCGCCCCTGGTTGGCGTCTACGACGGCGTTGGACCCGGCGAGATGGTGGCGAGCTTCTTCGACGAAGGGATGCGGCAGAAACGCAACCCGGCGACGAACCCGAGGCGCTACCCGCACACACTGACCGGGAAGTCCTTCGACCCGGTCGAGGACATCCCTGACGTTGACGAGTTGCAGGTCAACAGCCCGACGCTTCCGTACGTGACTCCGGTCGGGACGCTCAACGTTTCGGTCAACCTCCTGACCCTTGGCGACATCGCCGTTTACCCACTCTGAGGACGAATGGCAGCCACCGCAAACCTCACCTTCGACAACGTTGTTGCGACGCGTCCGACGCTCGCGGAGCTTGGCGGGGCGACGAAGGAAGACCATCCGAAGTACCCGCCGAACCCGGCGACGATGGCGACCGCGAACGAGTACAACCACTTCACCAAGCTGCTCCAAGGCTTGGCGAACGTCACCCCATCGGTGAGCATCTGGATTCAATTCACGGCAGGCACTCCAGCAGTGAGCGCGATCCGGGCGGTTGGCAGTACCGTCGTCAGCGGAGACTTCACCGTTACCGACAACGGCGCGGGTGACACCACCATCTCCTGGGCGGCGGGCAAGCTGCCCAACCCAACGGGGCAAGGCGCAGCCGTCAGCCTTACGGCGGACGTCGAGATTGACCGCGTCCGCGCGTACTACCCGACCACCACGTCAGTGCGGGTGAAGACGAAGCTTTCGGCAACCGGCACTGACGCAGACTTCCTCGTCCAGATCATCTAAGCCGATGCCCCTCTTCTCCGCATTCACCCCGTTCGGCCTGCTGGACTTCTCCAGCCAGGACAGCGACGCCGAGAAGGCGTACCGCGAGCTCAAGGCGAACTACGGCGAGGAAGCGTTCGACTACACCATCGGCACCGAACACGAGGCTGACGTCTACGCGACGGCAATGGCCATCGGCGCGGCCAAGGCGACCATCCGCCGGGCGGGCAACCAACACAACCCAGCAACCGCTTTCGAGTTGCTTCCCGCGCATGAGGCAGCCTTTGGCCTCGTCCCGGCCCGTGGCGCCTCTCTGGCGAGCCGGCAGGCAGCGGCAGCGGCAAGGAATAGGGTCCTGAGGGGCTCGCGTCCTGAGGCCATCCAGGAGGCGCTGGAGGGGGTTCTCGGGTCGGACCTCCTGGCCATCCGCGTTCTGACCGTCGCAGAGTCGGACCAATGGCCGACAAGCATTGTCGATGCCGGCCCTGGGCTCTACTCCGACCCCCGCAAACCGCTCAAGTTCATCAAGCTCCTGGACCCCGTAGCGGGCGCACTCGATGGCATCACCCCCATCGAGTTGACTCTGCCCTACGAGAACTGGGACACCACCGATACGCCCGTCACCCTGGCCCGCGGGGAGCTTCTCCTGGTGGAGCCTGAGATCCCCGACGAGGCAGAGGTTGTCGAGGTGACCGAAGTCGCGACCGTCGGCGGGGTGAAGACATTCACCGCCGAGTTCCTCCGCGCTCACAACTTCGAGTCCGCAGCGACAACGCGCCCCACTCCCATCCGAACATCGACCAAGCGGCACTACCTCATCGTCGTCACCGCAAGCGCGTCGCTTGACGCCGTCATCCGCAAACAGGTGAACGAGACGATGCAGCGGATGGTGCGCGGCGTGTCGACCTGGAACATCGTCCAGCCGTACGACATCCCGTCTCGTGTGGTTGGCCCATTCTTCTTGAACCAATCCGGTCTCGGTGTCGTCACCATCGAACAGATCACCTACTGACCCATGGCTCACAACACGCGCAGACTCACGGACGCAGGGACCGTCATCGGGACCAGTGCGGACCTTGCCGACGCGTTCCGGGACATTGACGAGACCACCACCAAGGCACTGAATGGGGCGGACGGCGGAACGTTCACCGCGGCTGCCACCATCACCATCGGCGGGGTCGGTGTGCAGTTGGCCTGTCCGGTGGACATGAATGGTGCTGCGATTGCGGCAACATCAACGAATCCGCTCACCCACGGAGCCCTGACCGCAACCGACGACTACATTCGACTTGGCCCTGGGCACACGGGATCAACGCGAACGTTCAGGCAGTGGTTGGCGCCCGTCATCAGTCCCGAAATCTTTTGGGTCACGTCCGCCGACCTTGAGGAGGGGAGCGCAGCTACATCGCGCTTTCCAGGCAATCGGTTTGCAGCGAGACTTCGCGTGCATGACGGGGCCACGCTCGCGAGCGTAGTTGTCAGGTGGAAGGTCAAGTGGGCGCATGCAGCACTTCCGGCGAAGCTCCCGGTGTTCCGTGTGATCCGGACAGACACCAACGGTGATGTCCAAGTGTTGCGGGCAGACTCGGGACTGGCAAGCGATGGGTTCATTGGCCTGGCCGCCAACCCATCAAACCTATCCAATTATCAGGCATCGAACGGTCCGCAGGACAGTGCGACGTACGTCTGCGATCAGAACAACGTCGTTGACGTTTCCAAGTATGACTACCTGGTAGAGATCATCGACGAAGATGGAACCAATGCCTTCGACCAGTACGTCAGAGGAAACGTCTTCTACTGGGCCGAGACCACCGTCGACTTCATCACCAGCCTGAGGCCGCAATGAGTGCACGAAGCAAGGTGCGTCCTGGCGGTCAGTGGTACGGCACGACGACCATCGGTCCACGGCAACTATGCGCACTTGACCAACGCGTTTCCGAACTCATCAACATCGATGGCGGCACGTGGAACCCGACGAACCACATCACCTTCGGCGGAGTCGGGCTCAAGCTGAATGGTGTCGGTGGCCTCACTGGTGGTGTCACCACGAAGATGGGCTATGGCGGAGATGAGCCGCGGATCCGCTTGCCAGCCAGCACGTGGCCATCGTTCTCGACGCCATCAACGCGCACGCGCAGCATCTTCGTGCCGGCGACCGGTATAGAGAATGGGGCGTTCGTCGCCTCGTTCCCGACGATGACGTTCGTCAACAGCGATGGTGTCCCTGTCCGCTACAGGTACGAACTTCCGACGTTCCCGGATCTCTATGGCGTGATGTCGGTCCCGCAAATGCGGTTCCACGACGGCGCGACACTGACGAAGGCGACGTTCTACTACAAGTTCATTGGGCCGAAGCTGTTGGGCACTGAGAGGCTTGGGGTGTTTCGGGTGGATGCCTCAAATACCATCCAGGCTCTTTGCACCACGCACACCAGTTCTGGAATCGTTTACTCGGATGCCACCACGTACACCGGTGGGGCAAAGAGGGACGTGTCAACCGCTGACGCGTACTATGCCGACGGGACCACAATCGCCCTTGAGTTCGTTCCGGATCAGTACAACGTCATCGACACGAGCGCGTACGTCTATCAGGTGCGAGCGTACTTCGAAGATGTGTGGCCCATCATCTACGGGGTGAAGTTCGACTTCACCGTTCCAAACAGGCGCTACGAGTAGCCAATGGCAGCCTTCACACGCACCCAATCAGACGGCACATGGAACACCGGCTATGCGGTGACGCCGGCAGACATCGCTGACCTTGAGCGCAAGGCGTTCCAGGGGATCAATGGCGATGTCGGCGGAAGCTATACCCCGACATCAGAGCTGTTCATCCAGGGCAGCTCGATGGTTGTGAGTGGTCCGACGGAGATTCGACAGCGCGGCATCGTGACTGGAGCCGTTGTTCTGTATGGGACGGAATTCGAGCGGTTCGCCGTCGGGCACGTCAACCGGTCCAGGACCATCTGGCAGCCATGCTCGCCCTTCGCTGTCGTTGGTCCCACGTCTTGGGCGGTTGTTCCTAGCATCAACCCGCGAGGCGCGCATGCGGTCGCAAGCCGCATCATTGGGCACGAGGCGGCAGTGGTGCCGGAGTTCGTTGTTGAGCTTCGGGTTCACAACGGAGCCACGTTGAGCAAGGCGAGGCTTCGGCTCAAGGTCACAACCCCGCACTCAAGCGCGCCGGCAGCCATGCCGAAGGTTCGCATCGGCAGGATGCGATACGACGGAGTTGTCGAATACCTGACCAGCGGCATCGACAACTACGTATCCCTTCCGAAAGCGAACTCGGGGCAGGACTGGTACAAGGACGGCGACGTTCAGGAGTTCGAGATCCCGTGTACGCAGAACAACGTCATCGACATCTCGCAGTACAGCTACTTCGCCAACGTAGTCGAGGAGAGCGGCATTCGTGGGTATCCGTTCGAGATTGATGTCTTCGCGGCTGAAGACATCCAAGCGGCCTCCCTGACGAACCAAGCCATCCCGCCAGGCACCATGTCTCTCTTTATGGGGCAGAACGTTGCTTCCGAGAATGGCGTTTACGACGCAGGTGGACGAGCCGGGCTCAGGCTATCGCCCGACTTCAAGAACGGCATGGTCTTCTTCGTCAGGTCTGGTGATGAGTTCACCGGAACATACTGGCAGATGAGCATCCCGGAACCGTTCACGGTCGACTCATCGCCGATCCGGTTTAGCTCGGTCGTCCCCCGAGGAACCCTGTTCCTCGGCTTCCTTCTCGACTTCACGAACATCACTGACAACCGCTTCCAGTGAGCCCACCGCGATAGCCCGGCGCACCGGGCAGGGCATTCCGCCGCCGTCTTGACGGTCGAGGTGCGCGAGGTCGACCGGGAACACCGGCAACTTCCACGCGCACGCGGGACAAGTCGCCGCACCCACGAGGCCCACGCCTCCAGGGTGCACACCTATTCACCAACGCGCGCCAGTAGGTGCCGCGAACGGACACATCTATGCCCAGCGCAGCAGCAAGGGTCTCCATCAATGGGGGCGCCAACCAGACTTCGGCGAACAAGCCCATCGTTGCGCCCAGCGCGGCAACCGTTGCGCTGTCGAGTGCGGACACCTCGTTCTGGACGCAGCAGCGTTGGGAAATCTACGCCTACCCCGATGGGTGGACCGCGCCAGTCGGTTGGAGCACTGACGCCAACGGCGTCATCTACAGCACCAGCGTTACGCCTTCGTCGTTCAGCCTCCCGGCGAACACCACTAGGTGGGGCAAGTGGGGCATCCGACTGACCGTCAACAACGGCCTTGTCGACGGCGTTGCGGACGCGTCGATGGTTGATGAGTCGCTCGCCTTCGAGATGCTCTCGCCGTCAGGTCTACACGACCTGATGAAGTACGAGTCCAACCAGTTCGGCGCGGACTGGACGGAGCAGTTTCGGGAGAACCTTCGAGAGCTGGCGAACGGTGGGAACCCAGGCGGTTCCAATACCCAGATCCAATACAACAACGCTGGCGTGTTTGCTGGTGTCGGCAATGTCATCCACAACGCAGGGAACCTATCCCTATCAGAGTCCGCCCCGACCACTGGAACGACTGGTCAGGTCACCGTTGCTTGCGTGCAGCGTGCAGGCAAACGCCACCTCGTGGTGGGAGATGGCTACGTCACTTCGTGGGCTCGCGCGACCGGCGGAAACGTCTTGGTCGGGACTCATCCAGGCCACGTAAAGCAGTCCTACTACAACCCGTGGGGCAACGCCGACACCACCGTGACGGCGACGTTCACAATGACGCTGACGGGCACTCTCGGTGCGCCATCCGTCGCGAGCACATCACTGCTTGCCAGTACGTGCCGAATCCAGTCTACCAGCGCCACATCTATCGGCAGCTTCGCGTCTCTCTACGAATCCTCCGCGAAGCTTTGGCGCGGCAACGCAGCGGGCCGAGGCGGGTTTTACCTCGTGATGCGGTTCGCTCCCGAAGACGCCGCAACGGTTTCCGGCGCTCGCATGTTCGTCGGGCTTCATACGTCGGTGGCAGGGGCGACCAACGTCGAACCCAACACGCTCACGAGCATCATCGGCGTTTGCCAGTTGAGCACGTCGAACAACCTGCACCTCATCAACAACGACGGCACCGGCACCGCGACGACGGTTGACCTTGGCGCGTCCTTCCCTGCAAACGGGAACACGGCTGCCTATGAGTTGACGATGTGGTGCCCGCCGAACGAATCATTCGTTGGGTACCGCATTGAACGGCTGGACACGGGAGACGTCAGCGAGGGGACTTGGACAACTGACCTGCCTCCGAACACGACGTTCCTGGCGCGCCGCGCATGGCGCACGAACAACGCCCAGGCGCTAGCCGTCAAGATGACCATCATCAGTATCTATGCGGAGACGTTGGTGTGATTGCGGAGTCAATGAGGCCGGCATCGCTGGCCATCATCGCGACACTGGCACTCCAGTGTTTCCCCGTCGCGGTGAGACCAAAGCTTGTCGCGGTATCTCCAGACCTTGGAGATGTTGATGGCGAGGTTTTGGTTACGCTCTCCGGCGCGAACCTCATTGGCGCAAGCGGGGCAACGATCGGTGGGTCTGAGTGTTCGCAGCTCAAGGTCGTCGACAACGCTACGGCGACATGCCTGACGCCGTCTAAGCCGCTCGGCACGTACAACGTTGTCATCACCACACCAGCGGGAAGGTCCACACTCGTCAATGGATTCGAGTCCTGGTACCCGACGGCAATCACCGGCGCGCGTATCTATGACTCTGCGAAGGAAGTCGCTGCGGCCGGGTCATCGTTCGTCGTCAACTTCTCGATGGTCTCGGAAGAGATCGATCCGTCCTGGAAGCTGCGTGATGGACATGTGGCGTTCTACACACCGGGCACCGATGACGTTGCGCTCGTAGGCGGCTGGAACCCATTCTACTCGGACGGCCTCGGCAACGGCGGCGACGGCACGCGCCCTGGCTGGACCTCCCCGCGGCAGACCACCAACGAAGTCTGGAAGAGCACCAACGGCGGACAGAACTGGACGGCGCTGCTTGCGGACAACAACGCCGAGTTCGAGCGCCGGCACACGCCTGGCATCGCGCAGGTCGGCAGTAAGTGGGTCATGATTGGCGGCGATCTTTGGGTCAACGATCCGCCCGACTCCTACCAGCGAGACATCGTATCCAGCACTGACGGCGGGCTGAACTGGACGACGGAGATGGCGACAACGCCATGGTCGTCGCGCATGCTTCACCTCGTCACCCAGAAGCCATTCGCCGGCAAGCTCTGGATGTTCGGCGGGCAAGACGGCGTCCTTGGCTTTGGCGGAACGGCAGACTTCCACAACGACGTTTGGAACTGCCCAGAGGACGACCTCGACAACTGGACGCAAGTCATTGCCGACGGCGCAGCGATCGCAACGCGCCCTGGTGGGCGCGGAGGCGTCAACAACCTCATCGTGTGGGCACCGCTGACGGGCACCTACGCTGGCATCGAGCGCATGTGGCTGGCTGGCGGCTGTCAGTACGGATCTCCACACGTCTACTACAACGAGGTTTGGAGCACGACCAACGGGACTAGTTGGGTGCAGCACGCAGACGCCGGCTGGACCCCGCGGTTCTACCACTCCCTCTTCGTGCTCCGCGGTCGGCTTTGGATGATCGCCGGCGGCGACAACGTCGCCGGGAACAAGAGCGACCTCTGGTACACCGAGGACGGCGAGAACTGGACCGAAGTCGACGCGCGCTTTGCGCCGCTCGAAGCAGGCTCGCATGCCGATGCCATCACTGTCGTGGATGATCGCTACGCGATCTTCGCGATGGGCAACGGTTCCCTCGGGGCCGGGCCTCCGTACCTCAAGCGAGTCTGGCGCATCGACGTTCACTCTGGGACGCGAGTGTCGGCATGGGGCGACCACGGATCTGGCAGTGTCGACCTGACCGCATCAGGGGTGAATCGGCCGCTGCTGCTGGCCTCCGGCCAAGTTGGCAGCTTCGCCGCCCGACCCGCCATCGTCTTCGACGGTGCCGACAACTACATGGCCGCCGCATCCGTGGACATCCAATCTGGCGGCTACACCAGGTTCTTCTTCGGTCGGATCCCTCACCGAAAGGATGATGCGTCGCCAAGCGACACGACCGTTCAACATTGCGCCTTCGGCAATGACGCCGCGAACCAATACGAGACGACCGGACTGTCGAACGGAGCGCTCGCCATCACCGACGGCTCCGTCGCATGGGACCTGACAACGCAAGGCCTCACCAATCACGATGATGGTTTCGGAACGGCAAAGGCCTACACCGTGACGCGCGCGACCGACAACAGCGTCAAGTTCTACGTCGATGGCGTCCAAGTAGGGACCACGCAGACGGTGAACTACAACACCACGTACAGCGGTTGGAAGTTCATCGGCGCTGGGCTGGGTACGGACTCCCCGACATCATCGAACAACAAGTTGCAGGGCGCCTTTGGTGCCTTCGTCACTTGTGACGGTGTGATCAGTGAGGCCAACATCGCCAAGCTCTCGAAGTGGGGCCACGGCAAGTTCAAGGAGTGATCTCCGCAGGAGGGCGCCATGAGCGAAGAGGTATCGAAACTGACCCCCGAGGAACGCCTCGAAGGTCTCATGTTGGCGCTGTCCGGACGCATCGAAGAAGCGCATCAGGAAGCGAAGGGCTGGTACCGCACCGTTCGCAACTCCATCGCTGAGACCAACCAAGAGCTGTCGATGCTCAAGGCTCGGCTTGACTCCGCCGAGAACAAGCTGCGCCGGCACGACTCCGGTTTTGCTCGCGCCTCCGATGCGGACCTGAAGCAGAACGAAGACATCAAGTCCATCGTCGCGGCAACCGGGAACTGCGTACAAGCCATCGACGCACTTGAGAAGAAGCTCGAAGCGTACGAGGCCAACGCCAGTACCAAGGCCGAGAGCATGCAGACGGTTGCAACGGAAGCCGTCTCGCAGACCCAGACCTTGGAGTCTCAAAAGCAGAAGCTTGAGAAGGAGGGCAGCAAGTCCACCCTCGGGCTCGTCCTCACCATCGGCGTTCTCGTTCTCCAGATCGTCGAACACTACATCAGCCGGAAGTGACTGATGACACCTGCAACTCTCGAACGGATTGAGACAGTGAAGACCTTCATCATGCTGTCGGTGCTGGTGCACGGCGCGGCAATGCTGGCCGTCTACTACCTGCGATGAGCTTGGAGGAGGCACTCGACGTAGCGGCCTACGCCGTCGTGACTGTCTCCGTCATCATCTGGCTTCAGCTTCTCCAAGTCTGGCGCTGACCACCAATGCGTAACGACCTCGTAGACGCTGCCAAAGGCTGGCTCTGCATGGTCGCGCTCGCTCTCGCGTTCAGCGCAGTCATTGAAGTTTGCACGGGCCGATGGCCCACCGGAGTATCCCCATGAATCGTGACAACCTCATCGGCCTTGGCTTCATCGTTGCCATTGTTGGCGCAGCCGTCCTGACCTACTTCGGCAAGGCGGACCCGGTCTACAGCTTCGGTTCCATCATGGGAGCTTTCCTCCTTTGGGTGCAGGACCGACCGGCCTTTGTGAAGAAGTTCTTCGGCGGCAAGGACGACCCGCCGCCGCCCGCTGCCGGCGCCGTAGCAGCGGTGTTGCTCGTGCTCTGCATGGGTGCGTCTAGCTCCCAGGCATCCTGCTCTCCAGCGTTCCGCAATGCCGTAGCCAAGAGCATCGTCGAGTTGGCCCCGTGCCTTCTGCTGAAGGTAGAGCAGGACGTTGAAGCCAAAGATGCCATCCTCCAGTGCAACGTCCCTCAGGAGTTGGTTGAAGATGCGCTGATGCTGGTCGCGGCGCAGAAGGCCGCTCACTCGCATGTGCTCGCGTCGAAACGAGACGCCGGGGCTTGCCAGTGACAGACCTGATTCAGACGGCTGCCGACGCGGCGGAGTTCGTCAAACGGAAGTGGGGGCGGAAGCTCTTCCACGATGCCACGCAGATTGAGGAGTCCGACTGGATGTACTCCTCCGCGTTCCTCCTTGAGACCCATTTGCCGGGCGTCTCGATGCGGCCGCTTGTCGGGGCCATCCGTGACCAGGGGGCCACGAGTGCTTGCACCAACTTCGCCCTGTCGCGCAGCGTCGCGACTCGCGCGTACACCGTCGGCGCTCCACTGACGAACTACCCGAGCGAGGTGGCCAACTACAAGCTTGGCCAGATGCTGGCGAACCCAGATGCCCCGCTCGTAGACATGGGCGCCAAGCTCGGCAAGGTGCTCCAGTCCGCGCGAGACGTTGGGATGGTGAGCGAAGCGCGCGCACCGTTCGACCCTGACACCATCACCGAACCGCTTCCGTGGGACGTGTACCGCGCCGGGTCTTCGGCGATGTCGGTACTGAACAAGGGCCTGTCCTACTACCGCGTCTTCGGCTCGGTGCAGGCCAAGCAAGCGCTTTCGAGGAACATCCCACTCGTGATCGGCATGTCTGTTGACGAGTCGTTCATGAAGTACGACGGAGGCACCTACGTTCGCGGTGGTGCAGTTGTCGGCGGTCACGCAATGACGGGCATCGGCTACCGCGCTGGCTGCCTCGAACTGGTGAACTCGTGGGGCGAGTTCTGGGGTGAGTCTGGTTTTGCCTGGCTCCCTCTCGAATACCTGGACTCCCCGAGCATCGTCTTCGAAGTCTACGCAATCGACATTGCCCCGAGGGCCGTCGTATGAAGCGCCTCGCATTCCTCGCGCTGCTCTTTGCGGCGTGTTCATCGGCCAAGGTTCTCCCCGTGGAACCCCCTGCTGTTGTCGTCTTTCCGCGCGACGGCGGGGCCGGTTGCTGCGAGCCAGCTTGTGCACGGATGCGCGAGAGTGGTTGCCCCGAGGGCGACCCATCCGAAACCGGCGAGTCCTGCGAAGACCTCTGCCGCCGCATCACTGCCATGCGCATCGACATGGGGGCTTGCTGCGTTGCTGCCTCCCGCACCAAAGACGAACTGCTCTCCTGCGGGACAACGAAGTCCGCTCGCGCAGTCCGTTGCCAACACTGACGGGGTGTATGCAGATGGACAGTCGCGACCGAACGTACCCCACCGGGCGAATGCTTGCCGTGGTGGTCAAGACGATCAGTGATTCAGTGCCCCCGCCGGCCCCACCACCGTTCTTTGGTGCGTGCGAGCGATGCGAGGGCGTTGGCTTCAAGGAACGCGTTGTGGAGCCCTATAGCGGCCCAATGCTGGCGAGAGAGAAGAAGTGCCGCGTCTGCGATGGCACTGGACTCGCGACACCGGAGCAGAACGAAGCATGGCGCGCCGAATTGTCAGCCAAGCAGAGCGCTTGACGCATTGCTGCCCGGCTTGCTGCGGACTCGGCAAGACAGAGCACGTCGAAGAAGGCGGACTCGACATCACGTACCACATCCAACTTTGCGACACCTGCTGGGGCGCTGGGCGCGTCACTGAGAAGCGGATGCGCAAGTACTGGAACGACACCCCCGCAACAGCCTGAGCGCTGCTGACGACAATTCAAACCCATCGATTGCTGGGCCCCGTCACCGGTGCGCCTGAACGGAGAACTACGCCATGTCTATGTCGAACACTTCGGAGAACAACCTTCTCCTCCTCCTCTTCAACAACACCAACTGGGCAAACCTTGGTGATGCGACGGGGCTCCGAAGTTCCACCACCGCCGGGTCGTTCCACATCTCGCTGCATACCGCAGACCCCGGCGAGGCTGGCTCCCAGACCACCAGCGAGATCAGCTACACCGGGTATAGCCGCGTTGCTGTCGCTCGCAGCGGTTCCGGCTTCACCGTCACCGGCGCATCAGTGAGCAACGCTGCTGCCGTCACGTTCGGAGCCTGCACCGCGGGCAGCGGAACTGCGACTCACTTCAGCATCGGCCGAGACGCTTCGGGCACTGGTGAAATCATCATCAGCGGCGCGCTCTCGGCGAGCCTCGCGATCTCTGCGGGTATTACTCCACAATTCGCTATCGGGCAGATGACCGCCACGGCCGACTGACCGTGAAGGTGTTCGAGGTGGCTTCAGAGCAGGAACGTATTCGGACGGAGTCCTAATCAGATGGCAGACAATGTTGGATACAGCCCTGGCTCTGGGGCCACCATCGCATCGGATGACATTGGTGGCATTCAGCACCAGCGCGTCAAGATCACACTGGGCGCTGATGGTGTGTCGAACGGCGACGTCAGCGAAGCGAACCCGATGCCCGTCATGGGTGAGGGCGAGCTTGTCGAGTCGCTCTTCGCGATTCGCTCGGCGCTCGAAGTCCTCGCGCGCAACACCGGGCAGGCATACCCAGACACCGCGGGCCGCTTGCGTGTCGCGATTGACTCAATCAGCTCCGCGCTCACCCTAGCGACCATCACCACCGTCGGCACTGTCACCACGGTTACGACCGTGACGACGATGACAAACCAGGTGAACGTGGGCGGCTACTCGGCGGCGCCGCAAATCCAGGCTCTCACGCAAATCGGGGCGGAGTCGCTCCGTCGAAATATCTCGGTGACCTAATGGCGACCACGAACGGCAACCGCAAGATCCTCGACCTCAAGCGCTGGGAGATGTGCGCGCCCGCACCCGTCGCAACGGCCGCGGCGCACTTCATCGCAAGCTCGCGCTGCTACCGACAGCAGCAACTGCTCGTGACGTCCAACACCGTTGCGTACCTGTACGCGCCGCTCGAAGACGGCTTCGTGCAGGTGCCCAGCCCGGCGCTCGCTGGCACCTTTGGCGCTGGTGCAACCGGCTGCGGCGTTTCGTGGACGACCGGCTCAACCATCGGCGCCGCCTCGCTCACTGCGACCGCTGGCACGACAACCAGCATCACAACGAACCAGACGCTGGCGCGCGACCTCCGCGGTTACAGTGTGCACATCCTTGCCGGCCCGAACGCTGGCGAGACGAAGACGATCGCGTCCAACACCATCGGCGCCAACGCCGTCATTACGTTCACCGCTGCAAGCGGTGTCGCGTTCTCGGCGTCGACGGTGTACCGCATCATCGCTCCCAAGTTCTTCGTGCTCGGCGCGGGCACGCTCGCGGCGGGCTCGTTCAAATCCTACGACTTCGCCACCAACACTTGGACGACCTGCACCATCACCGGTCTGCCGGCCACCATCGGTACCGACGCGAAGCTCATCTCGACGCCGGGATGGCTGGACGATACATACAATGCTTTCGCGACTGGAACCGCGACGGCTGGCGGCGCTAGCACGCTGACCAACAGCGCGAAAACCTGGGCCACGAACCAGTGGGCCAACTATCAGATCCGCATCACTGCGGGCACCGGGGCTGGCCAGATCCGCACGATCGCCAGCAACACCGGCACGGTCATTACCACCAGCGCGGCCTGGACGACGAACCCCGACGCGACGAGCCAGTACTCAATCGAGGGGAACGACAACTTCCTCTACTTGATGGGCAACAACGCCGTCACGATGTACCGCTACGACATCGCGGCCAACACATGGTCGACGCTGGCACCTGGTGTTGCCCGTGGCGGCGCGCCCGGCGCTGGCATGTCGGGACACTGGGTGCACTCTGCACCAGAGGCGGACTGGACCAACGAAAGCGCCATCCAGAACGGGCGCTACATCTACTCGTTCCGTGGGGCAGGTGGCGCGCTCATCGACCGCTACGACATCGCGGCAAACACCTGGGCAGCAATCACCTACAGCCCAGCAACGGAAACGCTCACCACTGGCACGAAGTACACCCGCGTTGATGGTGCACTCTACATCCAGAAGGACGCGACGGGCCGGTGGTTTCGGTACAACTTTGCGACCAATGAAATGGATGGGTGGGGCACCATGCTCTACCCCAACGGTGCGGCCATTGTCGGGGACACCGCGTTTTTTGCGAACTTCGAAGATGGTGCGACCAAGATCTCGTTCGTGTACATCATCCTCAACACCTCCCAGGTGATGCTGCGGCAGATGATCATCTGAGCGAAGAGGGGAGAGCGCCTAAATGTTTCTGTCGCTTCTCGGCGCTCTCCCTTTCCCGCAGAGCGTCAATTGGTCCGGCTCGTGGGTCGCAAACTACAGTGCCTCGCCTTGGCCTGGCCAGCAAACGAAGGGGCCGTCTTCCGGAAGGGATCTGTCAGAGGGTACCAACCCACCCGGCACTGGACCCACCCAAAACGGATACACCCCAGCATCCTTCGATGGCACGAATGACGTCCTCGCTACGGGCGTATCATTCACGTCGGGCTACTACCTAGAAGACTTCTTTTCTTCGACGGGTTGGACAGCGCACTTCGTCGTCAAGTTCGGCTCGCTCGCGGCGGACAACAACTTCTATGACGAGCCGGCGCTCGTAGCGCAGGACGGCTCTAGCGTTGTAGGCATCACTGCGTCAGCAAGCGGTGTCAGAGCGCACCAGTACAGCACTGGGTTCCCGGACTACACGCCATACGTGGCTGTCGGCACAACCGACTATCACGTCGTCCAAGTGCGCTGGAGCAGTGCCAGCGGTCTGCTTGAGATCCGTGTAGATGGTGGAGCATGGTCGAGCGTTTCGATGCCCGACATGTTCAGCGCGCCGACTCGCGCACTGCGCATCGGCTCGAACTACAACGCCGCGGCGTTTTTGGATGCGGACTTCCTTGAGATCCGCTTCCGCGCCCAGACGTCGACCGATACCGAACTCGACGATCTCTACGACTACGCAGTAGCCACATATGCGCTTGGTGGCGTCAGTGCCATCTCTGGAACCGCGAGCCTCACACTCGCCACCGGCACATCGGTCCTCACTGGCACCGGCGCCCTGGTCGGCAGCGGGACCGCGACCCTTGCCACTGGTACGAGCACCCTAACCGGTGTTGGTGGCCTTGTTGGCTCTGCGCCCATCGTCCTCGCGACGGGCACGTCGACTCTCCGTGGCACTGGCGCGCTCGTAGGCTCGGCGTCTTGTACGCTGACCAACGGGACCTGCACGCTGACGGGCACCGGCGCAGCCGTTGGCTCCGCCTCGCTCACGCTTGCAACGGGCACGTCCACCCTCGCTGGTGTTGCGGCCATCGCCGGGTCGGCGTCGCTGGCCCTTACCACCGGAACGTCCACTCTCCGTGGCACTGGGGCACTGGTCGGCTCCGCAAGCGCCACGCTTGCCACCGGCACCTCTACCCTGACGGGCAGCGGGGCGCTGACTGGTTCAGCCTCCGTAACGCTCGCCACCGGCACCTCCGCACTCACCGGGGTTGCGGCTTGCGTCGGCTCTGCCTCGCTCGCGCTCACCACCGGGACCAGTACCCTTCTGGGCACTGGCGCCATGGTGGGGTCTGCCCCGCTCTCGCTGACGACGACGGGCGACCTGACCGATGCGTCGTCCGGCTTCTCGTACATCAGCGGGTCGGCAACCATCACCCTGTCGGCAAGCGCAACGCTTGCTGCCCAGGGCGCTCTGGTTGGCTCCGCAAGCCTCGCGCTTGCCACCGGGACGAGCACCCTAAGGGGAACGGCAAACGCCCAGGGAAGCGCGACAGCGAGCCTTGCCGCGTCTGCTACGGCCACCGGGACAGGGGCGCTATCTGGGACTGCCCCCGTCGTCCTGACGTGCTCCGCGACACCGCGAGGCACGGGCGCACTGGTTGGGTCAAGCTCCCTGGCTGTAGCGGCAACCGCTACGGGTCGGATGCTTGCGGCCATCGCCGGCTCGGTGTCATTCAGCCTTGGCGCCAACGGCACCATCGTCGCCACCGGAGGCCTGCAAGGCCTTGCCCTGGTTGCGCTGTCGACGTCCGGGACTCCGACCGGGGTTGCGTCTGCGGCAGGCACCGGAACGCTGACGCTTGGGGCCAGCGCATTGCTTGGCGCAACCGTCACCGCAAGTGGCAGCGCTGCACTGGCACTGTCACTCACCGGAACGCTTGGTGTCGTCACTGAGGACGTTATCCCAGGCGGGCCATACACCACGCGACTCGCCGGCAACTTCATCGGCGTGACTCGTCCGGTGTCGGACGAGAGGGCATCGACCCGAATCGTCGCATCACAAGTCGCAAGGACGAGGCGCCCATGAGCCGATTCGACATCAAGCGCAATGACAGGTTGCCGGCCATCTCGGTCTTTCTGGAGGCCGGCAACGCTGCCATCGATCTCACCTCTTGCACCGTCCGGTTCCTCATGACCAGCGAGGCGACTGGGGTACTGAAGGTGGATGGCGCAGCGACCGTGCTGAGCGCCTCGACTGGCAAGGTCTCCTACGAATGGGGCGCGACGGACACTGACACCTCGGGAGTCTACCGCGCGGAATGGGAGGTCACGTTCCCAGGTGGCAAGACACGCACTGTCCCATCGAAGGGCTACGACACCGTCGAAGTCCACGATGACTTGGATTGACACCGATGGCTGACGAAGACGGGAAGGCTCGCCGCCTATCGTTCCGCAACCGGCGCATCAACCCGAGCGTAGGCGCCGAGTCACCAGATGTTCCGGCCGTTCTTGAGCCGGGCACACTCGCCGCGTTTATCCGCCCGCTTCGGTGGGTTCAGATCTACGCACTCGACGATTGGTGCACGAAGGTTTGGTGGCGAGAGGCCATCGTCGATGCGGACATCCGAGGTCTTCTCCAGTGGAACCGTGAAGCGATGACGTGGGGTCTGACCGATGCGGGTCGCAAGGCCATTCGTGACGTGAACTGAAGGAGCGGGTCAATGCGCGCAGTGGTACGAGCAACGTTCCCTGGTTGGTCGGCGGAGTTGGAAGGTGCGGTTCCGTACTTCTACCTCGACATCATCGGCAAGGTGACGATTGCCATCGGCAACCTCGTAGACCCTGTCGAGTTGGCGCTTGATCTCCCGCTCATCAACAAGCACACCGGCAAGCTCGCATCGCGTTCGGAGATCCGCGCCGAGTGGCAGTTGGTCAAGAGCCACCCAAAGCTCGCGCAGTGGGGGCATAGGCCAGCGGCAGACATCACCAATCTTCGCCTTCCCGATGATGGGGTGGTTGAGTTCCTCCAGCGGATCGCATCGCGCTTCTGGGGCGAGCTTCGGGGGCGCTTCCCGCACATCGACGATTGGAGCGCAGACGCCCAACTGGCGACACTGAGCATGGCATGGGCTTGCGGGACGGGATTCAACTTCCCCGTCCTCGTCCGGATGCTCAACAAGCCAGACTTCTCCGCGGCCTCGTACAACTGCCACATCAACACGGATGGCGCAGACCGAAGGCCCGGCACCTCCGACGACAACCATGGCGTTGTCCCGAGGAACCACCGGAACAAGATCCTCTACCGCAACGCCGCCGTTGTCGCGAAACTCGACCTCGACCCGGAGCGGCTCTACTACCCCGAAATACTCTGGCCGGACCTCTCGCCATTCGTCATCTACGCCACGGAAGCGGAGTCGCTACGCGCCGCACGGGCCGAGATGAAGGCAGAGCACTTCCGGGCAGCGCAAGCGCGTCTGAAGGCCGCTGGGTTCGACCCTGGCCCCATCGATGGCGTCTTTGGGAAACGCTCGCAAGCCGCACTCAGTGCTGCCGGCGGGGACAACATCGACACCTGGGCCGCGCTCTGGCAGACGACCCGAGGGCCTGAATACGAAGGGTCCGACGTACCCATCACCATCGAACTCGATGGCCCGCTTGGTACGAGCAAGGGCATCGTCGACTGGACGCTTGATGCGCGACGAAGAGAGCAATCGGGCAACGACGACCCGCCACCGGAGGCTGCATGATTCGGGAAACCATCGCGGTGCTCGGTGTTGTCTACAACATCATCAAGGCTGACCTCGCATCCAACGATGAAGGCGAGATGGATGCCGACTCTTGCGAGATCCGCGTAGCCAGCAGCGCAACGCCGCCGCGCTACTGGTCCATCGTCAGGCACGAGATCGGTCATGCCGCTTGGCACGAGTCGGGCGCCGGTCTCGTGATGCGCCAAGACTTCGGCATGTCGGACGAGACCGCCCGCAAGGCGGAAGAGATCGTGATGTCTGTCTTTCTCCCAACCTTCTGCGATGCACTTGAGCGGAAGGGACTCCTGTCTCCCATGGTGCTTCAGGAGTACGAGCAATGAGCGGCGTTGTCAGTCGGTGGACAGAGCAGAACATCGACATCCTCATCGCATGCGTTCGTGGCGCAAAGACCATGGGCGAGGCGCTCATTCATGCGTCAGCAGCCCTTGGCTTTGAGGTGACGTTCCCCGGTGCGGCCGGTGCGCTTCGCAGGTCTCGCAAGCTTCGCATTGGATCGCTGCTCGGAAAACTGCCGACGCAGACCGATGAAGACGGCCCGCCTACGCTGCCGTCCGTCCGAGCCCCTGAGCAACTGGACCCGGAGTCCACGGTTGAGCTTGCAGCCTTCCGAGCCAGGCAAGCGGCGCGGCAGAGCGTTGCGCCGATGGCTTTCGTCCCGACGCCTCCGCCGAAGGAAGAGAAGCCCAAGCGAGAGCCCACCGTCGAAGACGACTTGGCGCTTCATCGGGCCAAGATTCGCATCTCGGATCTTGAGGATGCCAAGAAGCGTCTGCTGAAGGAACTCGACGACCACAAGGACCAGATCGCGGTGATGCGCGACCTGCGCAGCGCTCGCCCGATGGGGCCGGTGACGGCAGCCAAGAAGGTGGGCGGCAAACAGCGAACCGGAACCCCGGTGATGCTCTGCTCCGACTGGCACATCGAGGAGCCCGTCGACCCGGCCAAGGTCAACGGCATCAACGAGTACAACCTCGACATCGCCGCGCGCTGCATCAACGACCTCGCGGACGGCTTCGAGTGGATGATGCGCGACACCCGCTACGACTGCCGATCTGCGGTAGTGTGGCTCGGGGGTGACCTCTTCAGTGGATACATTCACGAAGAACTGACCGAGGGTAACTTCCTCTCACCGACGCAAGCGGTGCTCTGGCTGCAAGACCGCATCGAGGCGATGCTGAGGAAGATCGCGGCGACCTGCCCGAACCTCGAACGCATCATCGTTCCTTGCAACGATGGCAACCATGGGCGGATGACGCACAAGATCCGAGTCAGCACTCGGACAGCGAACAGCCTCGAATGGTTGATGTACCAGAACCTCGCGGTTCGGATGCGAGACGATCCTCGCTTCGAGTTCCAGATTGCCGAAGGGGAGTGGACGTTCCTCGACCTGTACGGCGACAAGCTCGCCTTCACCCATGGCGACTCGTTCAGCTACGGCGGCGGCGTCGGAGGCATCTCTATCCCCATCCGCCGCGGCGTTGCTCGGCAGTTCGCTGGGCAGAAGATCGCCAAGGTTTGCATGGGGCACTTCCACCAGCGCCAAGACTTCGGCGACATCGCGGTGAATGGCAGCTTGATAGGCCCAGGGCCCTACTCGATGCGCATCCACGCAGCTCCAGAGCCGCGACAGCAACACTGGTTCCTCTGGGACAGTGAACGCGGGCAGGCATTGAGCGCTCCCATGTGGCTTTGATTCTCACGAGACAAGAATGACCCTCACCACCCTCCGCCCCGCATTCCTTCGCACCTCCCCAGATGGATCTTGGGGCATCATCGACTCCTTCACCGACGCCCAAGGCATATCGTTCGACTGTCCCTGCTGCGGCAAGAAGCATCGAATCGTCTGCTGGTTTGACGACCGAGGAACCCCGAGCGCAATCGCGGCAGACCGTGGGAGGTGGGTTGCGTCCGGTAGCGGACTCGCAGACCTGACGTTGTCCCCATCGATCCACTTGCTCGGCGGTTGCGCTTGGCAGGGGAGTGTTACCAACGGCGAGGTCACTTCCGCGTAAGACTTTCAGCGCGCATCGTCCAGCGCACAAAACAAGAAGGCCGCAGGCTCCGAGAGGGGTCTGCGGCCTTCAGCTATTTTGTCTTTGGCTTGAACTGGCCCGCGGGCCAATCATCGCAATCGTCACTCATCGAACCCAGCGACCCCGCGAGCCCCAAGCCAGCGCTTGGCCTCCTTGGACGGGATGCTGTTGTTCGGCAGTGCTGCGATCTCCCCAGCGCGAATCAACTCCCGGACCCTCTCTGGGTGGACGCCCGCTAGGGCAGCAAGCTCTTTCACTCGGACAGCTTGGCCGAGCATCACCGTCTGCCGCGCATTGGCTGCCAGCATGACGACGCCAATCTCGTCCGTTGCGTCCACCTCGTCAGGCAGGTCGAAGGCGCCACCTCCAAACGTCCCGCGGTCCCCAGCGCAGGAATAGAGCGCGGACATGACTTCGATGAGCGCGTCTTGGCAGCAGCCGTCATCTGGCCAGTCAGTTGCGGATCGCCCGCGCTGGGCGTAGCCCGTCAGCAGTTGGACAGTGAAGCGAAGCGTTGATGGTGCGGGCATGCCATCGCCAGGGCCCTGGCCGTCTCCGATGACGGTCGCCCCGATGTCCATTGCGCGAGTCGCGATGAATTCAAAAACCTTGTCGTGGACCTCCTTTGCAAGCTTCTTCCCGTCGATGTCCGCGAGCCTTGGTTGCGTGGGCTTGGGTGCCATGTCTCTCGTCTCCGTGTATGGTTGTGATGCCCAACGCGCGCAGCGTGCATCTGCTCCGCTTCGCGCATTGAGCCATGGCCCCGGGGAAGTAGTGCTCCCGCGGGGCCGCTTTTGTTCTGACTACGCCGCCGCAGTCGACTCGATGGTCTGTCGGAGGGTAGCGCTGTAGCCGTCGAACAGAACGTCTCCGCTCGCGACCATGGTAGCCAAGTAGTCCACGCCATCCGCGACACTGTCGGCGCGGTATGCATCGACAATGCGGGCTGCAATCAGCCGCGCGTCACCCGTCGCAACGAGCACGTCGTCGTGGTTGACGTGACACGAAACGGCATCGGGGTGTTCTGCGCGGAGAGCTTCGGCAGCGGTGCCGTAGGCCAGTTCTGTTTTGCGGCTCATTGGGACACCTCGGTGAGCAGGCCGACAATCTTCCCGGCTTGGATCTCCACCGCGACAACGGTGCCGTCGATTGCGTCCAGCGAATCACGCACAAGCTCCGCGAGGTCTGCCTCCTGATCGCGTCGAGTGGCCGCGTCCACGGTGCCAGCCCAGGCCACTGGCCGGGAGAGGGTTCGGATCGTGTCGAGGGTGTACGTGCCCGTAACGCTGGTTCGGAGGCTCATTGGGACACCTCGCTGATCACCACAACGCCGGGGAACTTGGCGGCTAGGCTATCCAGTTCCTTCGACCATCCGCCGCGCGCCTCAAGCTCCCTCACCCAGACGTCAATATCTGCCTGTTGAACGCCGCTCGTGTCTGATGCGAGCTGTTCGATTTTGGCGAGAATGTCCACGCTATTCAGGCGGCTCATCGGGACACCTCATTCGAGATAGTGACAGCCCAGGCTCCCTTGCCCATGGCGTCGCCACCGACCGCGATCACCTCGTCGCCGTTGCGCAACACCGTCACCTCGTCCGTGTTGCGACGAGCAAACACCAGGCCGTACCCGTCAGCACGGAGCGAGGCTACCGCCTCGTCCACGTCCTCTTCGGTCGGGTCCCATCCGCGGCCGGCGTTGTTGCCCTGATCGTACAGGCGGGAGGCTTCAGTCATCGTGAGGTTCTTGATGTCGATAGTCATCGTTCTGCTCCTTGTTTTTGCCGCGCCGGGTAGTGCACCGTCGCGACACCTGGAATGTGCACTGGGATACGGCATTGGTCAATACAGTATCATGTCGATAGTTTGTAAGTCCGCGTATCGACAAGGGAACTATTTTCACTTGGGCCCGGCGGAAGGGCTGGTATCTCTCGGGGATGCGCACTTCTCCCTTCGAATCTGCCGTCCAGTCCCTCGCTGCCGAGTTCGCCCGCGCCGTTGTCCGCGCCCTTGGGTCTATGACCCTGGACGAGATTGCCGCCGTCAGGGCGAGCGCTGGCGGGTCTCCCGTCGCGCTTGCTGCGCCCGCTGCCAAGGCGCCCAGCAAGCCCGCCAAACGCGCGCCAGGGCGTCGCAGCGCTGAGGACCTGGACGCTGCGGTCAAGGCGATTGTGGGGGCGCTACGGGGCGCCAAGGGCGGGCTCAGCAGTGAGCAGATTCAGAAGGCGCTTGGGATGACGGCGAAAGAGACGCCGCGGCCCATCGCCAAGGCCCTCGCGGCCAAGGCGATCCGCAAGCGCGGGAGCAAACGGGCTACTCGGTACTACGCTGTCGGGTGACTATCTTGCCCGCCGCACCCACTGGGAGATCAGTTGCCCCACGCCGATGCCCATGTTCGCCGCAATGGCCTTGAGGCTCTCCGCGTCTTCGGGTGGCAGTCGAACATAGACAGCGACCGTCGTCCGGTTTGCGTCAGCGCCAGATGGGCCGCTAGGTGAGGGCCGCTTGATGCCGTTTGCCTTGAGCCATTCCCAGAGAGAACTCGACGCCGGTGCTGTCGCGCGGAGCTGTTGCAAGCTGCACGTTGCCCATGCGTCGTCTGAGCCTTTGCGTCTGCGAGAAACGCCGACCGCGTCCACCTGGTACTCGTACACGCCGAACTCGAAACGCTCACCCATGATTGACCTCTCGGTTGTAAGTCGGCAGCATAGCCGATGGTGGGTCCTATCCACTCACCCACGGGCTCGGCCATTGCAGTGGCGCGAGCCCACTACTACCTGCGCGTCGATGTCCCAGAGACCAAGCCTGCCGAGTACCGGCACCTCGGCCACGCGCTTCACCAACTTGACGTGCCACGCGTAGAGTCCAGGAGACCAGACAATGCCAGCGGCTTGCGCGTGCGACGGCAGGAACTCCGTGCAGTCGGTCACATCGACGATGCACATAGTCACACCGTCACTGCGCAAGCCCACAACGTCGATGGTCGGGACGTTGCGAGTGTCGGGCCTTGCCGATGAGCAGATCATCAACGGCCCGCGGTAGTGGATGCGGCGACTACGAACCTCGATGGTCTTCTTGCCGTCTCGGATGAGCGATGCCCACGGGTTCTTGACGGAGAGCGCCTTCATCGCAGCACCAGCTCTGCCCAGTTGTAGGTGCGCCCGGTGGCGAAGCGGTCGTAGCCACCGCAAGGTCCGCCGATGATGCCAGTGTACCGATGCATCTCCTGAGTACGGCGAACCGGAGTCATGCGAGCAATCCAGGACCAACGCTCGACGACGTTGCCGGGCTCGCGATGCGCCACGAAGTCGGTGCCGCGCCACACCTCGCTCGCGACCTTGGCGCCATCATGAAGTCGAAGCGCTCCGCGACTGCGACGCACCCAGCGATGAGCGACCAGTACGTCCCTTGCGCCGGTGCGCGCGAGTTCGTAGCGCCTGTAGTTGCCGGTCATGACGCCACCGCCTTCATGCGCTTGCGGTCGCCGGACTTGCGGGACGCTTCCGACAGCGCAGCCGCCATCCGCGAGGCGATGAGCCAGGCCCCGTCCCATGAGTCGAACAACTTCACCCGCACGATGTGGGTCCCGTGGCAGAACAGTTCGATGATGCGTCCCTCGTTGTTGCCGTTCTTGACGCGGACGTCGATGACGCCGTCAGCGAAGCCGGACTTGCGGATGGCCGTCACGATGTCGGGACGTTGGACGCTGACCCACTCGACGCTCAGGTTGTTGATTTGCGCCCAGCGTTCGAGGATGCGGTTGTTGATGCACATGAGAGACTCCTATCCAGAAAGGTTGAGGGGGAAAGGAAGGGCGCTGCGTTGCAGCGCAGCGCCCTACCGGGTGACAGAACTCAGCGCGCTTCGACGTAGCGGAGCGGCTTGACGTTGTTGACCATCCAGGCCCCGACTGCGCGCTCTGCGTCGCGACGTTGCTCGGTGCCCTGGGTCTGGATGTACTTGGTCCAGCCCTGGGCGAAGTCGGCGCGGGACAAGTAGGACTCCTCGCGGCGCTCGTTGAAGAACGCGGTGGTCAGTCCCTCGATGTGGTGGTCGGTGCGGCCGGGGAGCACCGCCGAGAGTTCGCTGCTGCGGTCAGTCAGCAGCGCGCGCCAGAAGCCGGGGATGGCATCTTCGAGGGGGACACCCGAGGGCACCTCGATTGCCTGCGCGCGCTTGGTGCCCCAAGCTTTGCAGAGTACCTCGATGGCCGCAGTGGCCGCGTCGACCATGACTGCGACGTCGTCCAGAATCGCGCCGCGGTGGATGCGCGAGGCGCCGACGCCGTCAGCGACGTAGGTGGAGGCGTTGAGGCAGCGCAGGAGTTCGATGCCGCCGCCGCCGTCAAGGCGACCGGTGCCGTTGTCCCGCGAGCGGAAGGACGCGAAGCCCTTGAACGCCTCGCCGACCGCTTGCTCTGCCACCGGGGTAGGGGTCCAGACCGAGGCGCGAAGCTCCCAGCCCGTCGTCGTGGGGTCGTACGCAGTGGCGCCGCGGGCATCGGCTGGCAGGGCGTCTACGAGACGCGCCAGCGCTTCCGGTGCGTCGGCGACACCGTAGGAGGGGGAGACCGCTGCAAAGATGTCCTGAAGCCCCTGGGCCGTCCGCGTACGCAACTTGAATCGCAGGTCGGGGCGGCGCTTCAGTTCGCGCACCAGCACCTCGGCAATCGTCTCCTTGTCGTGGCGGACAGCCGCCATGTCGCGCTCGTCCTCCGGCTTGGCAAGCTCCTCGCTGACGCGCTCACGGAGACCAAGCAGGAACCCAAGGCAGGGGGACTGAAGGCGTCCGCAGATGCCGCGGAGCGCGGTCTCGGTCATGCGGAGGCCGTTCATTGAAACGATGCCGTTGACGTGAACGCCGCGCGCCATGTCCGCTGCGCTCGTCTCAACGTCGACCCGCTTCTCAGCGCGAACCATCTCGATGAGTTGGTGGGCCGCATCGCGGACCAGGGTCATCGCGTCGTGCTCCGCCTTGCGAGCGTTCTGGGTATCGTAACCCTCGACCGCCATCCGGGTGCCAGTGGCGTAGAACTGCTCCGCAGCGTTGACAGCGACGCCGCCAGCGATGAGCGCCGCCTGCTGTTGCTCGATGCGCTCCTTGGCGGCAACGTCGACCGTCTGCTCCGTCCAGGTGGAGTAGACCGGAGCGGGAGAGACTGGTGCCGCGTCAACCACCGGAACGATCTGCGGGATACCGCCGCCCGCCTCGCGGACCATCGCGTCGGCGACGCTCATCGGGTCATCGGCGAGGGCAACGATCTTGGTGATGTCGTTCAGGGTGATGCTGTAGTGAGTCGCGTTCATGTGGAGTCTCCTATCCAGTTGTTTGGGTTGCGCGTCGCGTTGCAGCGCGCCGCGGGTGTCGTCGTTCAGCGCCAGTACCCAGTGGCCTTCAGCGCGTCCTCGGCCGCGAAGTATTCGCGCCAAGCCTTGTTCTGCGAAGACTTCGAGAGGCCCGCAGCTTCGACGCGGCGGACGTTCGCTTGAGCTTTCTCGAACCGGCTCTTGATGTCGTCGTTGCTCATGAGATTACTATACGCGCGCGGATTGCCGCGCGCAAGTGGATAACGCAAAAAAAGACCAGTGACGGTCTTTTCTGCGGGAAACGAGTAGTTACTGACTTCCTATCTACATCATGTGCCCGATGCCTCGCCCCATTCAGTGACCACCCCAACCTTGACACCGGCCGCTCTGGCCTTGCTGACCATGTCCGCAGTCCCGACCCCGCCAGGAAACGCGACTACGATGTCTGGCTTCTCTCGCTCCAGCATCAGCGCGTTGCGGATGGGTCCTGCTGCCCGACCGTGCGTCTTCCAGTCGGCAGGGTAGGCGACGCACTGGTGTCCGTTCTCCCGCGCCCAGCGGGCAGCCAGCGCGTCAGCGCCAGTGGCTCCGCCGTGGACGATGCGGAGGTCACCGACGAAGGCGTGGAGCATGTTCAGCGTGTCTCTGACGCGGTACCAGTCTGAGTAGTCGCGTCCGCCGCAAACGAGGATGGTGGTCACCGGTTCACGTCCCGTTCCCGCGCTGCAAGCGCGTCAGTCAACTCGTCCGAATAATACGCGCGCTCCCACGCGCGTCGCCCATGCCCGGTCCCTCGGTCCCCTCCCAGCGACCCAACGCGGATGTAGTTCCGGTCGTACATGCCGCCTTGGGTGCATGCGTACGCGGGATGCAACGGCAGCCCATGGGCATGAATGAACGGGAACACGTGAAGCGCCACCTTCCAGTGCCCGATTGGGGCGCAGGTGTTCTCCGTGGTGAGTCCGTAGTGCGCCGTTCGAAGGCGCCTGACCGCAGACTCTTGGGCGCGCACACCCGAGATGTGGCGCTTCCCGAACATGCGCTCGGCTTGCGCGAAACCCTCGGATGACGTGAGCCCCTTCTTCGCGGTACGAGCCTCGACCTCGTGATAGTTGGCGGTCGGATGCATCGCGAGAAATGCGTCCCGAACCAAGACGCAATCTGGGTTCTCACGATCATCGACGCGCACCCAGACGAGAGGAACATGGATCCCGTGGGTCAACGCGATGTGCGCCGTCACCACGGAGTCCTTGCCCCAACTCACCCCGAGGTAACCGCGCCTGCCATCAGGGCCGGCATCAAGGAACGTTCGCATCTCGTGAGCTGCCTTGCGAGCAAGCACATCAAGAGTCGGCCGCATCCTCTTTGCCTCAAGCGCATCGGTGCGCTCATAGATGGCCCACTGCTCCAAATCGCGTGGCGTATGGCGCGGACTGGCTATCAGCACGCAGTGGCCTCCTCACGATGTTTCTGCCAGTACGGAGGCGCCAGAACGCGCCGTTCGATGCGATGCTCTCCCAGTCCCTCCCAGTCGAGCGGAAGCGGTCTGAGTGGCCGCCCAGCGCGAAGAACGGGGAAGCCCGGCCACGCTTCGATCGGCTCAACCACCCACCGATCCACACGGCCGAGACCGACGCCGCGCTTCTTCCCGAGGTGAGTGACGAGCGAGAGGATGTCCGTCACCGCGTCGATGTCCCCGATGGCATAGAACGTCATCAGATCGCCATGCAGGTGCAGAGTCTCGGCGGGGATGCGGAAGCCCTTGGACAGGCCGCCCTTTGGGTTGACGCTCATCTTGGTCTTCCCGAGCATCTGCGCCTCCAGCATCGGGAAGCGCTTGTTGATGAACCGCTTCTCGTGCAGCTCGACACTGAACTGCCCCGTCGACGCGAGGTAGATGCCGCGCTCTCGCGAGATGGGGATCTGAATGTCAACGAGAGGACCGAACCCCGGAGGGGGGAGCGCGTCGCGCACGGCAATGGCTGCCATGAGCAACGCGTCCAGTGCAATGCTCGCATGAGGAAGCATCACGGAACCGCGCAGGTGTGCGCGAGCGACGAAGGGACCCATGGTCACGCGTCCACCTCGGACAGAAACTTGGCGACCTTCTCTTTCCGCTCGCTCACATGCGAGAAGAAGAGGGAGCCGATCTTCGGCGCCAACGCTCCAACGTCCAGGTTCTCCGGCGCCTCACGAGGGCGACGAACCGCGATCTGCTTTGCGATGATCGGACGGATGCGCCCGTGCCCGGTCGCGCGTTTCCCCCCGACGCGAGCATCGCGAAGGAAGGCGCCAACCATCGTGTTGAACGTGTCCCGCTCAAGCTCCGTGTGGACCGTCGCAGTGACCGACCAGTAGAACAGTGCGCCGGAGACAACGGTCTCATGGTTGCGAGGAAGCATCGTGCTCTTGGACGAGTCCGCAATGACGACGTCGCCGACTTCCTTCCCGTGTTCGGACGCAAGCAGTCGCCGCTCGATGCTCAGCCCTCCGTCCGTCAGAAGCTTGCGCTTCCCAGGGTCCAGGCTCGGGTCCATGCGAACGCGCATCACCTCTTCGACGTGACCGCGTGCAGATGAGAGTTTGACCCCGTGCTCCTTCAGCCATTCGTTGACCCACTCCGGCATCCGGTGGGCAGTCTCGTCGCAGATCAAGTCCGCCGCATCCACTTGGACCTTCCCAGGGATCGCGCGGTTCTGGGCGCAGCCTCCGAGGAGTCCTAGGGGAGGGCAGAGATCGATCATGACAGAGTAGTCCGACAACTTCACGGACCCTTCCTGCGAGCCAGATATCATCCCGCCAGCGAAGAGAAGTCGCAGAGCGGCCTCGCCAAGCGCGGGGTTTTCCAGCATCCCGGCCGCATCAAGAAGCGCGTAAGCGCCGGCCTCGCGCAGACCGTGGCGCATCGTGTCTCCGGTGATGATCGGTACATGTGCAAAGGAGCCATCGGGCAGACGGCGCTTCTCGCGCATCACGAGAGACGTGTTGCCGATGCTCTCCGATGCATGGGCAATTGGCGTAAGGGCCTCAAGGATGAAATCGTAACGAACCACTTCGTGAACCTTCTTCGTCTCGCTCATTGTGCCGCTTCCTCTCGTGCTGCCTGGGCAGCTTCCTTGCGTTGTTCGGCGATGCCACGGGCCATCGCAATCAGGTAGCCAAACTCCCTTTCGATCAAGTCGAGCCATGCGCGGGAGCAGTTGTTCTCTCGGACGAAGTCCGCGAGATCACGAGAAGAGCGAGAGCTGTCCACTCGCAGCGCCCCCAACTGAAGCGTTCGAACCATCTTGGTCGTCCACTCCTCTACCGATTCGCTCTGCCGAGATGCCGCCAGCATCCGGCTCTGCAACTGATCCCAGTGCTTCAGGACGTTGCACCCAGGCGTCCCCAGGTACGCGCTCCGAAGCTCCAGCAGAAGCTCCACTGTCAGCGTCCGCAGACGCTCTTTCTTTTCCTCGTTCACGTTTCGGTCCCTTCTTCTTGGTCGGCCCATCAGCCTTCGATTTCGTCGTCTTCGCCGCGGCCTTCTTTGCCGCCTTCTCTTGTTTCTCCGCTTCCATCCTTTCGGCCACTGCGGCCTCGTCACGTTGCGCCAGCCAGATGGCCAACTCAAACCACTGCCCACCACGCCTAAAGCCGTGCTTGGTCTCGAACGCGTGAAGCTTCGCCCCGCACAACTGCCACGCGCGCGAGCCGAGAGCCCCAGACAGAATCTCCTCCTTCGTTGCGCCCATCGTCAGCAGATCGGCGATGTCGTCCAGCATTGACCAGCCTTCAGCATCGCGAGGCAACTCGACGATGGCCTCCTCGAACAGGACCGCACCACCGGCCTGTCCAGGCGCGTTGATGGGGGTCCACGGGATCAGGTGCTTCTTGCCGCTGTCCGCGATGGCGGCGAACCATGGGGCCTCGTGGGTGCGGCGAATGAAGTCTCGGATGGCTGGCTTCTGCCCCTTGTTCACGCGGACGTGAGAGGAGCCTTCCACCAGGTGCGTCCACATGCGCTCAGTGTCGGGAGGTTTGCCGGCCATGACGTGGACACATGACTCGCAGACGTAGCCGCTCTCTGCGCAGCGGACGCGGTTCTGGCCTGTAAAGTTTGCGCCGGCCCACTTGTGACGCTCCACCCCTCGCGTCGCGTCACCGCCGCAAACCCAACAATGGAACGCTTCCATGTCTCGGCACATGGCGTTTGGCTTGAGCCCGAGAATCTTGTGGATGATCTGGCTAGGGCTCACGGAACCTCCGAGACACGAATGCGCCCAAAGCCAAACGCGGTGCGCCCTCCAAAGCCGGTACGTGCTGCGACTTCAAGAAGCCACCGGGCTGGAGCGTTTGCCTCGACCACGCAATGCCCCTCCCAGCCTGAAACGGTGCCGTACTTGCCGCCGACCTCTACCCTGGCGACCCTCGTATCGACCTCAGACGCTTCGACGCGGATCAGGTCGTCCGTCTTCAGGTGTTCGAGAGAGAAACGCTGAAGCCAAGCTCCGGCGAGTGTGTTGAGCAGCGCGACTGATGTTGGCTTCTCGTGGCTCTTGGTGCGCCCATCCGTTGTCATGACGACAGGGGTGATGGTGTCGATACGGACGCGCTTCCTGCCCCTAGCAATGCCGCGCGGCGCCTTGATTCGGAAGGCCTGTCCAAACTTGAACTTCGATGGATGCCCGTACAGTGGACAGTCGACAGTCTTGCCGGCCAATGAGGCGCCAGCATCGTGCCACCAGTGGACCGCCCAACCGCTCTGATACGGGAACAGCGTCCACAACGGAAAGCGAGGCATGTGCCCCATGTCGAGGATGTTGGTCAGTGCGCCATGAAGGCCCCGGGTGTTTCGCAACTCAATGGGCCACTTTGGCGACGGGTAGACACTGAAGGCCATTGATGCGCCCGGCAGGTACGTGTCGAACGGAGGGGCGCCAGCAAGCCATGGTTTGCGGGTGGAGCAGGCTCGGTTTGCCTCTGCCCACTTGCGGTTCCGCTCCCTGTCCTTCTCGACGTAGGAAGGCGATGCTCTCCGTGCACGGTCCCGCTCCCGCTCCCGTTCCTTCCTGCACTCTTCAGAGCAGAACTGCGTCATCCAAGGGTTGGCCGTTTGGTACACCGACCGGCAACGTTTGCACTCTGCTTCGTACCGCTCACGCTCTGCTGCGTTCATCAACTCACACCTCACCCATTCCGATGCGACCGCGTCTCGTTGTAGGCGCTCTTGATCAGCACCGCGCGACCGATGTCGACGCCGTTCTCCTCTGCGGTGTCGAGCGCACGGATGATGATGTCAGCCAGCTCCTCTTCCATGCAGGTGAGGGGCTCAGCCGTCTTCTTGTCGCACGGCTTGTCCAGCATCCCGCGCCGGTAGGCCTCCCAGAGTTCGGAGACCTCGCCGTGCAGGTTTGCGACCGAGACAGCCATGGGCACCGGTTCGTCGTGGAAGCCTTTCGACCTGGCGATGCCGTAGACGTGGTTGGCAAGTGAGCGCAGCGAGTCCGCGATGCGCCGGCCTTCGCCGCTGTCTATGTATAGAGTCATCACATCCCCTCCGTCTTCTTCACCGGCCCCGTCTCCACCAGCGCCATCAGGTCCGCAGGTAACGTTCGGTACTCCACCGCCGTCCCGCGACTGTTCGCCGTATCGACCCCGAGCGCCATCCCGCTGCTGATGCCGAAGTCCGTGTAGACCGCCACCAGATCGCACTTGTTGCCCCAGGCAAAGCCCGCGCTGATGCCGAGCGTTCGGTGTTCCTTGTTCGTGTCGTCCAGCAGTTGTGTGTAGAGCAAGTGCGAAGCCATCGGGGCTTCATTGCGTCGCTCAATGCTGTCGAGGCAGCATAGCCGCGCGTAGTTGATGTTCTGCTCGAACGTCCTGCCGTTGGCTGGACTCAGCGGACTCTCAATGACCACTAGCTTCATGACTTCTTGAACTCCTTCTCCTGATGCCGCTTCCTTGCCCCAGCAATGCGGCACTTCTTCGACTTTGCATGACGGTGCAGCGGCCGATGTGTCCCGACCGCATGCACCACCAACGCGCCACAATTGGCGCAGCGAGCGACGTAGCCGCTCACCAGTTCAGATCCTCATCGGCATGACGACGCACAAGAAGTCATCGCCAGACTCCGCCTCGGGCGCCACCATCAGCGGGTCGAGTTCCCCGTTCAGTTTGAGGACCACCTCCTCGCAGGACAGAACGTTGCAGGCGTCGACGATGTATTTGGCGTTGAATCCAACGCTGATGTTCGGTCCGGTGTAGCCGATGATCAGTTCGTCCGCCCCATCACCATGCTCCGGGCTCTCCGCCTCGATGCGGAGCGTCCCCTTGGAGAAGCGGAACTTGACGCCTCCAGTGCGCTCGTTCGATGCAACGGAGATCGCCTTGCAAGCCTCAATGAGCGCGAGCCGGTCGACTTCCGCGATGCTGTCGTTCCCCTTCGGGATGACCTGCGAGTATGGCGGGAACTTCGCGTCCACCAACTTGATGCTGTAGACCATCCCGGCGAAGTCGAAGAACGCGTTGTTGTCTGCGATGGTGACGCGGATGACCGATCCAGCATCCGCTGCGCTGGCCTCGTCACACATGCGACGGATGTCAGTTGCTCCCTTCAGCGGAAGAAGGAACTCAAAAGCGGTTCCTTCGGAGACGGGGAGGTTCGACAACGTCAGACGATGCCCGTCGGTGGAGACCGTTCGCAGGTTGGTGCCATCAGCCTCGAACTTGATCGCGTTCAGGTGGGCCCGCGACTCGTCCACGCCAACGCTGGAGATGACTCGACCGATGGCGCGCGACAACGTCACGGCATGGAACTCGCGCGACGCCGTTGTGTTTGCGCCGGCAGCCTTTGCGACGGGCGGGAAGTCTTCGGCATGGTGGCATGGGAGCCGAAACTTTCGCGCCCCCTTCTCCGCCTTCATCTGGACGGCCTTGTCATCACCGATGATGGTGAGGTTGCCCGAAGGCATCGCCTTGACGCGAGCTTCCAGATCCTTCGCGCCGATGGCGATGGCCCCGGACTTCGAGACCTTGGCGTCCACGGACCCGGTGACGGATCGGTAGAGGTCGGTCGCGGTGAAGTGGACCTGTCCATCTTCGCAACGTAGGAGGATGTTCGCGAGCATCGGCATGGTGCTCTTGTGGTCTGCGACAGGCGTTGCCCGTCGAAGGATCTTGTCGAGGTCGTTGCGTTGAATCGTCACTTCCATTGTCTGTTCTCTCCGTTCGTTCGGGACCCGCCCGACTCGGTTGATGCAATTCGTTTCTCGATGGCCCGCTGAACAGCCACCACCTTCCACTGAGGGCAGCCGTTGGTGTCCGCGTACTGCCTTGCCCTGGCAACCAGATCGTCGAAGCTCGCGCTCCCGAGCCAGGCCAGGAACTTGATGTCCGCATCGATCCGGTGATGCTCCCCGCGCCTCATTGCCCGGACACCTCCCGCCAACCGGCATCGGTCAGCCGGTAGTAGGTCTTTGGCCCATCGGCGAACTGCACCGTCGCAGTCGCGCACAACCCCCTCAGGACGAGCGCGTCAACCGCATCGGCCTGGGATGGGGTCTCGGGCATGAAGAGCATGTGGCGGGCCATCTGGCGCAAGCAAGCGGCCTCTGCGTCGATAGCCATCAGCACGCCTCCTCTGCCGCGACATTGGCGCGATGCTCCGTCACCAATGCGTCGACCGCAGCGGCCAGGTCCAAGCCCTTGCGGGTCGCAAACGGGTCCCGCTCAGCAACAGCCGACAGGTAGGACCCGGATAGGGCCCAGAGCTTGTCCATCGGCGCGAGATCATTCATGACTGCCCCCGTTTGCAAAACCGTCATACGTGGGTTCGAATCCCATCCACGCCTCTCAATCAATTCAATGGCTTGGCCCGCATCCTCGCTCACCGGCACGGGCCCTATTCGGACCCTATGTTGCGGGATGGCATCGCTCGGAAGGTCGACACTCGGACCCATCGAGAGACCGATGGATCGCGCATAGCGCTCCGTCACCTTCACGGATGAGTGACCAAGAAGATCCTTCACGGCCTCATAGCTCCAAGGCTTCCCATCCCAGGCCCCGGTCAGTAGGAGCGTTGCGCAGGTGTGGCGGAGATCATGCCATCGGACGCGGCGAGTGATCCCGGCCTTGGCCTTCCAGGCTGCCCAGTCAGCAGCGGCAACGATGCGCCCCTTCGGGCGATGCAGTCCGGTGACGCTCGGCAGGACGATGCCTTTGCGTTTGGCCTCTGGCACCGCCAGGATGGCTTGTAGCGCGATGCCGAACAGTCGGACCTTCCGCACTCGCCCGCTCTTCGTCGAGACGCCTGGGGTACCGTAGCGGAGCACTACGTGGGGGACCTTGGCGTTGACGTGAACGTCGGACCAAAGAAGCGAACGCTCCTCCCCTTGGCGCATCCCGGTTCCGATGGCCAAGCAGACGGCCAAGTCGTTCCCGCTCGCAGCGATCAGCGCAAGCGTCTCCGCCATATCGAGGGCGGTGCTCTTCTCGTCCGTGCTGCCATGGTCCTTGACCTTGATGCCAAGCGCGACGTTGGTTGCGAGCTTGCCGGCCTCGACTCCGTAGGAGAGAACAGCGCGCAAGGTGTTGAGCGCGTTGCGCCTGGTCATCGTCGACAGCCCGCGCGCGGAGATGTCCGCCAGCCATTCCCGAATCTGTCCAGCCGTCAGATCGCGAGCCGGCATCCGCGATGCCTCCCACGGAAGGACGTAGGCGTTCCAGCAAGACCTGAAGCTCTTGATGGCCTTGTACCCATCGCGCTCGCGCAGGTCGATGCAGGACTCACCAAGGCGCTTCAGGCTGATGCCGCCTCGCGTACACTCGCTCTCCGCTAGCACCGCAAGGATGCCATCGAGAGCCATCTCCGCCTCTTCGTAGGTCGCAAACGGTGAGCCTTCGATCTCTTCCCTCCGTCCGATGGTGAACGGGAAGCGCGCGCGGTACCGTCCGTCTGCGATCTTGGTGATGGTGCCAGAGCCCTTCGGCCTTCGCTTCGTCATACGCCGCCTCGCTTCTTTATCATCCGCCTTGCCCGTGACGTGTACAGGTCATCGGTGACTGGAGACAAGGGCTGCGGGAACGGCCTCGCACGAAGTGCCCGAGGGCGACTCTTTGGAGCAAGCGGAGCCGGGTCATTGGCGGGCTCGGTTGCCTCCAGTTCTTCTGCGATGTCGGTGAGTACATCAGCCAGTGCGCGGTAGAGGTTGGCTAGCTTGGCGCTCATTGCGAAACCTTGGTGAGGGTCTTCGGGATGCGCCGCGCCGTCAGCTTTACCCCGATGCCGCGCAGTGCGTCCAGGAACCGCGATGCGACTTCGACAGAAACGCGCTGGCTACCTTGGCAGAGGTTGCAGTGACGGGCCTTGTGCTTGGCAGCCTTGCGCCTCGCGACTTCGGTGCCGTGCATCGGGTTGCAGGATGGGCATCGGGTCATCGCTCAACCTCCGCCTTGTGGATGTCGATATGCCGCTACCCTGCTGCTCTTATGAGCATCGCGCAGCACCCTGGTGGGCAGCCCCAGCTTGGTCAACCATGCGCCGCTCGCCAGCTTCACCACGTATCGCTGTTCGGTGGTCATGACATGTCCCTCATCTCGTGTACTCCTCATCAATCGTCCGTGGACGCTGGCGGAATCGAACCACCAACACGCGCGCATGCCACATGGGCGCCCCGTTGATGCCGGTCTCTCCCGGCTGTCAGTTCAACGATTCACCCTTCCCAGTGAGCGGACTGTGCTGCGCGCTCCACCGCCACACTCTCTGCTTGGCGCAGCGCTATCGACAACACGTCGGCGACCCTGTCGGCATCCCGCTGCGTCATGTCTCGCGATGCAAGTCGCCACTCCTTTCCGGTCCAGACTTCCACTAGGCGTCGATGCTTGAAGCTGTTGATGCCGTTCACTACGCGCACCATTGGGTGACGATCGCTCATAGTGGCCCACCCGAGAGCTTTCGAAGTTGGGCCATCACACGGTCCTCCCCATCCTTCAGTCCGCGCCGATACGCCGCCGCATTCTCACTGGCGAACATGGTGGAGATTGTCGCGGCCCTCATTGACCCAACAGCAGCGATCAGTTCATTCTCACAAGTGCGCTCGAAGATGCCTACCGCGCGGCCCATGTCTTCGACAATCTGACCCATCACCGCCCTTGCCAAACACACGAAGTGCACGTCATTGGCGGTCATGCTCTCGGCAATCAGCGGCGCTCCGTAGAACTCCTCGGAGCCGTTCGTATTGGCCAATGGGGCGACGATGTGATTGATGCTGCTGCCATCGCCGGATGCGATCCATGGGCCCTTGGTCGCTCGCTGCACAACCTGATCAAGCTCGTAGTGCCGAAACCTCATAGCGGTGCATCATCGTCTTCCTCGACAGCCTCAATCGCCTCGAACACAACCTCTCCCGCATCAACCCGGGTCCCGATGAGTTGGTAGTCGTCCCGCGTTGCGTCAGCGACGAACCGCCGCATCTGCTCTTCATCCAGACGCTCCAACCCGTCGACCACCAGGATCTTGCTCTTGGCGTTCAGCCTCCGAGCGATCTCAACAGCGAAGCCAAGTTGCTCCTGGCCGCAGCGTTCGACGATGTCCACCCCGTCCAGAAGGACCTTGTCCCCGTCCACTGACAACCCACTGATGCCGTCAGCGTTGGCAAGCAGTTCGTTCGGGATGTCTTTGCGCAACCGGTCGAGGATGGCGGTCAGTTCCGCGGAATCGGCCTGTAGGCGCGTCGCGAGGTTGGACGCCTCTTCATGCCTTGCCCGTTGCTCGCGGGCCTTGTCGGCTGCCCTGGCGCGTTCTACGAGGGCCTTGGCCTCATCCCTAGCAGCCTTGGCCTTGGCCAGCTTTGCCGGGTCCATCGGGGTGCCGTGCGCAGAGGCAAGACCTGACTCCAGGGTGTTCGCCATCGATGTCAGTTCCTTGGCCTTGGCAAGCTTCGCCATGTCCGCCTGAACTTCGGCAAGCCTCGCCCTAGCGGCAACCACCTTGCGCTCCAGTTGTTCGAGTTCGTTGACCGCAGCGTTCTCATGAGAGCCGTTTGCGAGCGCTTCCAGGTCATCCCAGACATGCAGTGCGGCATGAAGCGCCCCGGACTCTGCCCGCATCCCATCGATGCGCTTCCGCATCTCCTCCGCCTTGGCCCCGGACTCCTCGAAGCGCTTGGCCTCCGACTCCAGTTGACCGAGAGCCTTCTCCGCCTCGCTCAGCTTGGCATCTGCCTCGCCAACTGCTGGAGCCTCAAGCGCTGCATCTGGTACGTACAACTCCGTCGCCCTGGCTTCGGCGGCCTTGGCCTGCGCGTTGATGTCCTTCCGCGCGTTGTAGACCAGTGTCGCCAATTGCTCCGCAACCTCCAGCCCATGGGCATCGTAGTTGATGGCCTCAGCGGCGGGGCGAATGGCCGGCGGGATGATCTCAAGTGCTGCGGCTCGGCTCAGCTTCGCTGGCATTGCCCGAAGGATGATCGCCTTGCGACGCTTAGCGTCTGCCTCGTAAAGCTCGATGGGGTCCAGCGGGCTTGTCCCGAGTAGTTCCATCAAGAGCGACTGTGGGGCGCTCAGCTTGTGGCCGTCTTGCTCTACCGTCAGCGTCGAAGTCTTCGCGGTGATGAGCCGACGAACAGACTTGTCCCCAAGGTCCACCAGGATCTCCGCCTTCGATGCGCCCAGGCGGATGGCGTCTGCGCCGATGTCCCGGCCCGCAAGCGCTGCCCGGATAGCCTTCAGGACACTGGTCTTGCCGGCGCCGTTGGGGCCTTTGACGACCGCGCCAGCGTCGCCGATGCACTCATCCAGGGCTTCGATGCCTCTGTAGTTCGTGACTCGTAGTCGTGTGATCTTCATGGCATCTCCTGCACCGGAAAGGCGAGCGTCGCCGCTTCCTCCGCGACCATCTTCTTCCACCATTGACTGCGGTCTGGGTCCCACCGGAACCCGGCCGCCTTGAGTTCGTCATTGCGGCTGCGCGGGACGTTCGCGACGAAGCGAGCCTTTGGCCGCATCGCCTTGGTGAGCATCGCGTCAACGTCATGGCCCTTCTCGGCCACCCGTTGGAACATCCGCGCAAGGGTCAGGACGTCATCGAAGGCGCGGTGAGCGAAGGCCACCGGGACGTCATGCGCGAGCGCCAAGGCCACCAGGGACTTGCTGCCCTTGCCGGCGTTCGGCCACTCGATGTCATTGCATGAGCAGACCCAGGGGACGTCCGCGAAGAGGCTGCTGCTGAACCATGGCCGGTCGAAGTCGACGTTGTGGCAGACAACCGCGTCGACGAAGTTGGCCTTCATGTCGCGCTCGATGAAGTGCAACGCTCGGCCATGCTGGAGAAGCTCCGCGGGGATGCCGTTGACCTTCTCCGCCTCGTTGCCCATCGCGTCCACAAGCTCCGAGTGAACGCTGATGATCGCGTTGTAGGTGGTGTCGAACAGCGCATAGGCCACCTCCACCACATGGTCCTTTTCGTGGTCGAGACCGGTCGTCTCAGTGTCACCGATGAGCAGCCTCATGGCCGCCTCCAGGTGATGCGCGCGGCGTCGACGATGAACGGGATGTCGTCATCGCCAGATACGAAGTCGGCAGACGCGAACGGGTCCCCGCCGTCATCATCGCCGAACGATCCGCCGTTCTGCGCAAAGGCATCAGGCTCCTTGGACTCAGCACCCATCGGGGCCAGCGCCTTGGGCTTCCAGCCTTCACGAATGCGCTTGGCCCATCCGCGGGCGAGGCGAGCGGTCTTCCGCCCAAACCGAGACATGGGGTACGGCGCCTTGCCGCCCTTGGGCTGGTACAGCTTCCCAGCCTCGTCGTCCTTCGACGCCATCCAGTCTTGCAGACTGGCAAACTCCTCAAGGAAGTCGGCCGGGCACTGCGACAGCTTGTAGCCCTTGTAGTCATGGCCGCCGTTCTCCAGCCACCTCTTTGGGCTCTTGCGAACCTGCTCATCCCCGTATTGGGAGTCCAACTCGCGGTCGGTAGCAACCTCGCCACCTGCTCCGCCACCGCCAGCGCTTCCGCCAACGAACACCGCCTTGAGTGCTGCAATGGTGGTCTCCAGTGCTTGCACCCTGGACTCCAAAGCCTTGATGGGATCAGTCATGCCGCGCTCCGCTTCTTCTCTCGTGTCTTCTTCGGTGCCCCGGTCTTGCTCCCCACCGGCCGAATCTGGTGGCCCTCGCTCTCGATGTAGCAAGACGCGATCTGATCGTTGTTCGCCCCAAGGTCGAGGATGAGCCCGATGGCCCGGTCCTGGTTGAAGCTCTTCCTGGACATCGGAATCTTCTTCAGTGTGCGACCGTCGGGGAGGGGGATGTCTTGCCGTTCAGCCATCGCCTTGATGCCCTTGGCAACGGCATCCGCAAGGCGTTCGATCTGCTTCAGCTTCAGGTATGCGGCGCCCAGTTCATCGGGTGTCATCGCAGTGAATCGAGACGCCACCACCGCTTCCAAGTCTTCCTTCTTGGCCTCTGTCATCGCGACGGCTTCCGGCCCTGCGAACGCCTCCACCATCGGGAGCATGTGCCGCGCGATGCCGACGTATGCCGGGCATGCGTTCATTGCTGGGCAGTATTTGCAGTGGTCGCCAGCCCTCACCGGGACAGGCTCTCCCGCCGCCATCTTCAGCCGCGTCCGCTTGACGTTGCTGACAAGGCCCACCAGTTCATCGCCGAAGCTGTCGAGGTCGAAGGTGTCGAGGAACGCAACGTCCAGCGTTACCGACCCGTCCTCTGCGACATAGGCGATCCGGGCCTCGACCATCTCCGCGCCATGTCGAAGTTGGGCGATGCGAGCGAAGTAGCGGATCTGCGCGTTCTCTGCCGCAGGCGTCACGTCCTGCCCGCTCTTGACGTCAATGACGACCGGATGGCCCAGCGTCGACATGCCCTCGATGTCGACCGTTCCGCCGATCTCTGAAGGCTCAAGCCTCGGGTAGTTGCGCCCGATGTTGATGCCAAGTTCCGTCACGTAGTCCGTTCCGGTGCAGAGCGCGTACGCCACCTCGCCGCGGACATCGGTCAACCCGCCAGTCAGCTTCGCCCAGTCCAACGCCAGGCATGTAGCGCGCCACTGGATGGGGATGCGGACGGAGGCATCATGAGGGGACATGCCGGCCACCACATCTCGGATGAACTTGGCGATGGCCGTTCCTCGCTCTGCGGGCTCGCCAGGGGCCTCGTACGTCGCCGGGAGCACGTGACTAGCCGTGCACGCCAGAACGCGTTCCAGGGCCGACGCAGTGGGGTTGTCGCTCACTGCGCGGCCTCCTCGCTAGCCGCCGCCGGTTCAGACGCAGGAGCAGGCTTTGCCGCCGCTGCGAACTTCGAATTGTACGCGGCCTTCGCGTCCGTCGCCCATGGCTCCCCGGCTTCAGACACGAACTTCTGGACCATCGCCCGGACTTGCTTCCCCGCCTCGGCCTTTGCGATCTTGATCTTCAGATCCTCAAGCTCGCTCGCGTAGTCGCGAATCGCGCCAGCGACCGGAGAGGCCTGCTTCGGTTCCTCGACAACCTCAGCATCCGGGATCTTGTCCGACGGCGGAGCTTGAGGGATTGGACCTTGCTGCGGCCCTTGGACCTTCAAGGGCTTTGAGTTCTCCTCCTGCATGTCTTCGTACGACGGCATCCCGTTGATCAGATCGGGAAACTCCGACTGCGCCGCGTAGCTTCGCGCTCGCGCTTGCAGCATCCGCTTCGGATACATCTCCCAGTTGCCGCCGGCCTTGATGAGGTTCGCCCTGCGAGCTTCGGCGATCGTGAACTCGTACTCACGACCCGGACGACCGATGCGCTTTGCGTAGTACACACACTTCTCTTCGGTGATCTCGCGCATCTCGAACGCGTCAACAACGCGTTGCCCCTCGGGAGCAGTCATGTTGCCGAGGATGCGGCTCTCCATGAACTGCGCCGCCAGCGTCGCCCGGCCCTTGATGAAGTAGATGTTTTGCATCGACTCAAAGGCGCTCATTCCCATCGAGCGGCCAGCTTGGATCTTGGCGAAGGCGACCTGCGCAGTGATCTCGTAGGCAACAGCCAAGTTCGTTGCGAACTTGATGGCCTCCTGAATGTCTGCCGGCTCCAAGAGGGCAAGACTGCTTGATTGAACTAGTGACGTAGTCGGTGACATTGTTGTTCTCCTTGTTCCCACTCAACACTTGGACCAGCGCCTCGGAGTTGAACCAAGGACAGGGCCGTAAACCTTCGCCAGTCGGCAGACTCGACGGGCTCTCCGTCTGCCAGGGAATCAGTCAGGTGCGCTCGCATTGCGCAAGCGCCCATGTTCCTCGCGGTCTCACCCGCGCCCGTCGAAGTCCTACGCGACCTTGTCGCTCTTCCCGTCGCAGAGCCAGCACACCAGCCCGTCCGGCGTTTCGTACGCAGGCACCGGTTGCCCGCACTTCGCGCAACCCTTATGCGTCGCCGCGTACTGCCGCAACGTCATCTCTCGCTGCGCCTTGTCGAGGCCCATGACTTCGCGAACGCTTTGCCCATTGCTCGCTGCCCAAATCATCACTTGCCTCCCAACCGCTCAACCCGAGCGGCAATTGATTCTTCGACGGCTGCCCGCCGCTTGCGTCCAAGTTGGTAGAGACCGACCAAGACATCCCGCGCTTGTCGCGGAGTCACCCCGGCAACTTGCGCCAGCAACACCAAGTCCTCCGACGCCCGGAGTTCCGTCTCCAGTCGGACTTGGGCGGAAGACTTCTCTGCGGCTGCCAGCATCTCGTGAGCCTTGCGGTAGTCCTCAATCAAGGGCACCAGCGTTGCCGCCGATGCCTCCCGATGCCTCTGCGCGTCCCGCATCGCCCGCTCATGTGCGAGCGAGATTACGGCGCACGTGTCGTCTGCCTTGGGCCGGCGCATCAGGCTGCCCGACGACCGTCAATGCGCATGTGGCTCTCGCTCACCAGCCGCCAGGTCACCGTGTGACCGGTGCCGACGAATACCCGGCGGTAGTGCTCCGCTGCCTTGGCTTCCGCCTCCTCGACAGAGCGAGCGATAAATTCGTCGATGTTCCCGTTGAGGTACTGCGCAGTCGTCCGGACCTCGAAAACGAAGGCCCGCGGGCGCATCATGTCGCGCAGGAGGAATTTGCGCGTATCCGATACGGAGAGGGTCACCGAGCCGTCTTCGTGAATCTCAGCGAACCCATGCTTGCCCCTGCTGTCGAAATCGAAGGGGCTCAGCAGAACGCACCCGTTGCTCGCCCGATCATCGCCAGCGACAAACACCGGCACCCATTCGCCGTAGACCGTCTGGCACTCCCACTGCCCCTCTCGGATGCACCGAGCAAGGTTCTCGCGTGGGAGTAGATTGCGCCTCGCCTTCTTGACCGTGTTCATGCTGCCTCCTTCGCCCGTTCCGCTGCCAGTTGCCGCATCTCCGCGGCCATCTCCGTCCGCCCTTCTGACTCGTAGACGTTGGCCAGTCGCAGGGTCGACTCGGCCAAGCTCGCAAAGAACCGCTTCCGCGCCGCAGCTTGCAGCGCCTCGCGGTGACGTCGTTTCGCGCCGCGCCCCATCACGCCACCGCCTTCGGCGCCATGACGCCAACGCACTCGCTGACGCTGCTGGGCATCTCGTCCCAGTTGAAGGCGAGGATGCTGTAGTGCCGCGTCGCCGCCGGCTCGTCGGGCTCTTCGCCGATCTCGGAGACCGAGTGACTGACGTTGATGCCCGTGAGCGCCCGGCCGATGCTCTCGACGATGGCCATCACATTGGCCCTGCTGGCCGCGTAGATGACAAACCCGACGTTGCCGGCGTCGATGCTGCACGGCAGGCCGGCGGCCTTGTAGAGCGCTTCCAACCGAGACTCAGCAGCGGACTTCTTCATCGCAAACTCCCCAGCTCCTGCGGCCCGGCCCCATCGCCGCGCCCCATGAGTGTATTCTTACGTCCGAATTCTGACGTACGCAAGGGGACGGAAGAAAAAAAGTAAGAAAAGTGACATCCCGGCGCGAAACCTTGGCTGGGGTTCGGTCGACAGGGGCATTGACCGGCCAGGCCGGGAAGGGGTCCAATGCGGGGAATGAATGTGGAGGGGTTTGCGGCCTACTTGCGCCGCAAAGCGGGCATCAGGGCAACCGAACTGGTGATGGCGCCGACCATCGTGGCCCGGCTCATGGGCGATGGCGCGCTGGGTCTTGCCCCAGGTCTTGCGTCCGCCGCCTGCCTGACTGCCATGGGGGGCCGGCACGTCATCCTTTTGCGGGAGTTCTCACATGATTCGAACTTCGACATCATGCACGAGTGCGCCCATTGGGCGCTGCGCGTTGTATGGGGGCGACCATCTGACGACACTGAGCGGAACGCTAACGCGCTCGCCGCCGCCATCCTGGCTCCACCTCAGCTGCTGCTGTCAGCTCATCGAAAGCATCGTTCGCTCCAAGCCATGTCCAACGAACTGATGTTGTCGCAGACGGCTACATTCCTTCGCCTCGGTGAGGTCCTGCGGGACGAGCGCGCGGTCGTCACCCGTTCCGGGAATGTGCTCGTCCGGACGCAGGGCGCCTTCCCATGGGCCTCGGTGCCCGTGGTTGATGTGGCCCGTGGCAAGCGCTGGCCGGGGCTGTCTAGAGCCCACCTGCGCGGCGGCATCGACGACGGGCGCGTTGCGCTGAGGGTTGGCTAGTTCACTCGTTCGCTGGACTCGCGGACACGAACGAGTCTGCGGGCAGGATGGCCCCGATGCGCATGAACTCGAACGCGCCTCTGACGTTGGCGGTGATGGCGTTGCATCCGTTCGGGCGGCCGGCGTAGATGCCGTTGTCGAACCGCGGGCCAACCTCGTGCAGCGTCTTGCCGTCAAGGACGTACTTCGGCGCAGCGATGCCCTTGATTTGGTAGTACAGCGGCTCGCCGGTGCAGTCCGATTTGGCCCAGTAACTCTCAGTGAAAACCGCGAACTCTGGGACGCAACGGTAGTCCCCGAGGGCTTGCGTGAACACACACGCCTCGGTGCGCTGTAGGTCGACGAACCCAAGGAACTGACGCGACCCATCGGCACCGATGAGGTATCGAACTCTCAGTCGAGAACCGGACATGTACCACTCGTCCGCCATCGCGTTGTTGACCACCGGCTTTCCAGCTTCAGCCGTTGCGTTCGGCGCTCCACCATCCTGCGAAGAACCCATGTCGCGGTCGGTTGCCGCTTCGCATGCGGCCATGGCGTAGTAGACCGCAGCGCCCGCAACCAGCGTCTTGCCTGCGCGACCGAACTTCATCGGCCACCCGCATCAGCAACTGCCCGCTCAAGAGCTTCGCGGGCCTCCTTCGAATCACGGATCGCTTTCTCCGCTGAGGCGTGCGCCGCAGCCGACTTTGCCCGCTGTTCCTCCCTGTCGCAGCCGACGCCGGCCACCAGACAACAGACGGCAATGGTTGTCTTGAGCGCGTTCATTTCTTCGACCCTTCCTGATCGTTCCTGGACTTCTTGATTCGTCTTTCCGCATTGTCTGGCTGGACAATGGTCACCTTCAGCCGCTCGCCGATGTCGCCGCGCCGAAGTTGCTTGATGTGGTCGTAGACCTTCGCAGCGTTCGACTCTGCTTCCCTGGCCGGACTCGCGCGCAGACGAAGCATGTCTTGCACCGTGACGTCTCGATACGTTGCAGCCGCAGCCGAGATCGCCGGGTT